ACTATAAAGAATTAATCTCAAAAGATAATTCAACAGAAAGTTTTGCAAGATTTTCAAGTATTGTATTAAAAACCCCATTTCCTTTAGAATGGAGAAAGAAAGAACCTTCAAATAAACAGGTTAAAAGGTATATTAAAAAAATAACAAAATAAAAAAATGAGTAATAAAACAAACAAAACAGTAGACATAGCATCAGCACCAACAGTTTTACAAGAAAAAATTGCGGGATACAAAGAGACAGCTAGAGAAGCCTTGAGAGCAGAGCTAATAGCACCAAGGACATCAAGAATAGCAACTTTTGAAGCATGTATAGATTCAGTAAACAAAAACAAAGAAAATGTAAACCACAATATTAAGGTGGTAACATACGAAATGGGAAAACTAGATACAGAACACCCAAACTTCGAAAAAACAAAGGAATCAAAAGAAAATCAAATCAAAAATCTAGAAGAAGATATTAAGGTTCTAGACAAAGAGATTGAAAATCTAGAAAAATCAATTCTAGAGCAAAAAGAAGGTATCGCAAAGATAGAAACAGGAGAAACAAAAGTAAGTAAAGATGCACTAAATGCATTAGTATCAGACATGATCAAGCAAAACGCGCTTAATCAAGCCTAGTCGTTGAAAAGAAAAGCCAGTTGTGAGAAATCACAACTGGCTTTTTTTATTAAGAGGAGAGGAGAAGGATATATTATTCCTATGTGGCTGAAAAAATGACTTTTTTAAATTTGCGCTCCCGCATGGAGTCGAACCACGAATTAGCGTTTTGGAGGCGCTGACCAGACCGCCTGGACGGAAACAAAAAACAAGTCCGCAAGAACTCGTTTTTTACATAATTAAGCCTCTGTAGAATCTGCTTCTGGAGCAACTTCTTCTGTAGAAACCTCATCTGCAACAACTACTTCTTCTGTAGCTACTTCTTCTGTAGCTACTTCTTCAGTAGGAGCACCTTCTTCTACTGGAGCAACTACTTCTTCTGCTGATACTTCTATATTTTCGTCTGACATGTTTGTTTTTTATTAAACTAATAAGACATTTAAAATAATATCACAGTTTTTCCTTTTTCCTAGCCTCTCTAGCTTTTCTAATCGTCTCCCTTGCTTTTACTAATCTTTCTTTTCTGAGTTTATATGTTATCTTTTTTTCTTCAACAAGATAGTCTTTATAGTTTTTCCCAGGGTTCTTTTTTTCAAAACCATCTTGAGAAGAACTATACATATTATTCTACTACTGAAATTATATCATCTTCGTTCACCAGCATGGAAAACTTTCCGTCATAATCAAATCTAGTACCATACTGGAACAAAACCTTATCCCCGACAGCAACATCTACGTCAATGTGGCCGACACTTTGAACATCTCTACCTGTTCCAACAACCATTACCTCCCCCTCAACAATATCGTTCGGTTCATTTCTTGCTGATAATAATATTCCTGCGGCTGTCTTTTTTTCAAGCTCCTTCACTTCAACAACAACTCTTGGACCCAATAACCTTTTTATTTTCATATTATTTATTATTATATTCCCATAAATCATTGAAATGCTGTCCAAAAAGAACAAAACCCTCGTTAATCTTTTCTTTCAAAACAGCCGCTTCTTTTTCACTTTTCCCCTCGTTAATATCTACGTCTTTAAAATAAATATCCCAGGTTTTGTCAAAAGCAAATTCTATCTTTTGGATAACCACTAGCCATGCGGCTGGGTCATTTTTGTATGCCTCTGGCAATCTCAACCCATTTTCAGCTGAATATTTTGCATATTTTTTAAACGAATGATATATCCTTCTAAACGCGTAACGATTAAAAGACAAAAAAGTCTCTTCTCCTCCAAATCTTTCTATCTTTTCCTCCAACCATTTTTCTATTTTTAGTAAAAAATTTATCATTTTTTTATATGTTAATTGTCTTCGGCTAGTTATATGTGAATCACTGGAGAGGATCATCTCTAATCATCTCCAGAATTCATATACAACACTATGCTCATAGGGGGTTTAACAGGTGACAATTTCTTGTCCTTTGTCGTATTCCATTCCGACAAGCCCCTACGATCATTCCAGTATACTCTTTTAATTATACTTGTCAAGTGACTTCTACATTCCCATACCTTGTCCTCCCATTCCTTCTGGAAGTGCCTTTGGCTCTTCTGCCATTACGCATGTGACTGTCAAAATAACTCCAGCAACACTAGCAGAATTTGTAAGAGCAGATATTGTAACTTTAACTGGATCAATTATTCCAGCCGCTATCATATCTTCAACATAGACATCAGTTAAAGCGTTATAACCAGCAGAGGTGCTCATAAGCTGAATTTCTTTAACCTTATCAATTACGATAGACCCATCTCCTTTTCCACAGTTTATCGCTATGTTTTTGAGAGGAGCTTCCATTGCTGACGCTAAGATGTCGAACCCGACCTTCTCATCGTCTGTTAATGTATCGTTTTTAGCTCCTAGAACGGCCTTGGCTGCAAGTAATAGAGCAGAACCTCCTCCAGACACTATTCCAGCTTCTAGAGCCGCCTTGACGGCATTTACGCTATCTTCAACCTTTAGTTTTAGATACTTTGTTTCTGCCTCTGTTGCGGCGCCAACCTTTAGAACAGCAACTCCCCCTGTCATTCTCGCTATTCTTTCTTCAACCTTTAATTTGTCGTGTTTTGACTCTAGCCCTTCAAGCTCCTTTTTAGCAGATGCAATACGCGCATCTAATTCCTCTTTTGTTCCTCTTCCTCCAACAATTACTGTTTTATCTTTTGTTGAAACGACTCTGTCTGCACCACCTAGATCTTCTAGTTTTGTTGTGGCGACTGTCATTCCAGCCTCTGAAGAGATAAATGTTGAACCTGTTGCAATCGCTATATCCTGAAGATAATCCTTTTTCCTCTCACCAAATCCAGGAGCCTTTATACAAAGTACACTTAAACCACCTCTTAACTTGTTCAAAATAAGAGTAGAAAGCGCTTCTCCAGTAACATCTTCGGCAATAATAACCATTTCTCTTTTACCTGTTGCCATTACCTGCTCTAATACAGGAACAATGTCTTCAACTAATGAAATCTTTGAATCAGTCACAAGGATAGAAACATCTTTCATTTCAGCTTCCATTCTTTCTTTGTCTGTAACCATGTAATGCGAAATATATCCTTTTTCAAAAGACATTCCTGATGCAACTTCTGAGAAAATACCAACAACAGGAGATTCCTCAACGGTAATTGTAGATCCATCTTTCAATTTAGAGACAGTATCGGCGATTATTTTACCCATTTCTTCTGACTCTGCTGAAATCGTAGCAACATGTGCTATTTCATCAGCCCCGTCTAATGGAGATGCCACTTTCTTTAATTCATCAACCGCTACCTTTACCGCTTTCTCAATACCATTTTTTACTCCAATGGCATTCATCCCTAAACTGATTTTTTTCATTCCACCTTCAACGATTGCTTGTGTAAGAATAACGGATGTTGTTGTACCATCACCAGCTATTTCATTTGTTTTTTGAGCAACCTCTTTAATAAGATTGGCGCCGATATTTTCCAAAGGATCTTTTAAAACAATCTCCCTTGCAATAGAAACACCATCATTAGTTATTGTAGGTCCGCCAAATCCTCTATCATAGACAACGTTTCGTCCACGAGGACCAATAGTTACTTTAACGGCATCTGCAACCGTGTCTACTCCCTTTTTAATAACCTTGCTAGCCTCATCTCCTAATACGATTTGTTTTGACATATCTTATTCATTTAATTTTTAATTTTTAATGTTTTTTTCGCTCCTCCAACTTCTTAATATACTCGTCAATCATATCAGAATCAAGCTTGCCCCCCTTGCCGTCAATTACCTTGTCAATAATGTCCTTCTTTGCCTTTAACACACTACTCATGAAGTCGTCAATACTGTGCTTACAATGCATTGTTATTATGTTTAGGCTTTCGTACACAGCTGATGGTCGGTGCGCTCTATTTACAGCTTGCTCAAGGTCGCTCGGTCTCCACGGAAGATCTAGAATTATTACATTTGACGCCGCTGTTAATGTGATTCCAACACCTGCTGATAACATTCCTCCAAAAAAGATTCTTGTATTTGGGTCTTCTTGGAATTTCCTAACAATATCTCCCCTTTCAGAAACTGGAGTTGTCCCAATTATCATTGTTGATATTTTTTGGTATTTGTAGAATAGCTCTGTCAAAGGATCCCTGAAGTTAGAGAAAATAAGAATTTTTTCACCAGAGTCTAAAATGCTATCTATAAGCTCTTCTGCAGCATCTAGTTTTGCCATGACACTCATTTTTCTGAGCATATTTATTTTCACCAATTTCTCTGCCTGCATTTTTTTCTTGATTTCTGCATCGGCAATATTCCTTTGCTTCATAAATGCTGCCAAATCTTCCTCGATTAAATCATATTGTTTTCTAAAAACAGGTGACATCTCTACAGGAAAATCAATTGGATTTTTCTTTGGTAGTTCTTTCAAAACCTGATCTTTTGTCCTTCTCAAGAAATATGGTTTAAGCTTCTGCGACAACTCTACAAGATTTGTTGCGCCGCTGGCCTCATAACCAAAGTTACCCATTCTTCCTCCACAATAACGCTTTGCATATGCGTAATAGTTATTCCACCTTGTCTTGTCTAGAATCGTTAACATGTTCCACATTTCTATTGGTCTAGACATCATCGGTGTTCCTGTTAGCATTATGACACTTGGTATCTTTGAAGCGATCATTTTAAAAGCAGAAGATCTTATTGCTTTTGCATTTTTAATGTATTGTATCTCATCCCCAATCAGACAATCCCATTCATGCTTTAATATATCTTTTAGATGTTTTTTTAAAACATCGTAATTAATAATTACGCAATTTACGCTATCTGGTATTTCACTAATGTCGGTCTGTGATGACACAACCATAGATTCGAGTTCTGTCCATTTTTTAATTTCATTTTCCCAGCTGTATTTTACAGATGCTGGGCATACAATAAGGGTCTTTTTATGTTTACTAGAAACAACGTATCCCAATGCTTGCAAACTTTTTCCAACACCAGGGCTATCGCATAGAAGCGCCCTGCCATTACTGTCTAGTAAAAACTGAACTCCTTCTTTTTGATATTCATATAGATTTCCATTAATCCCCTCAATATAATCTATTTTTTTAACCTCTTCCTTTGTTGGCTGATCTTTTGCCTTTTTATCCCACAGCGTAGGAACTGCGGTTTCTTTCTCTATATCAACAACTGTATTTGGGAACTTTTTTACAAACATGTCAATAATTGCTTTATCTTTAAATCTCCATCTTTTTGTCGTTGGATCAAACATAAAATGTGTCCACCCAAAAATATTATAGAGAAAGCGACAGTAATTAAGAACTTCCTTATCGTATACTGGGAGAAGAACAAACTTGAAATAGTGTGTCTTCTCTCGAATAATACGAGTCTCCATATGTTATTTATTTATTTCGATGATAATTTCTTTAAGCTTCATTCCTTTTTTCTTCAATGCTTCTATTTTTTTAAGAGTCTTTTTTGTCTCATCCTCATCAAAGATATTCATTTTTCCAACTTTTGCGATAGGTTTTAACAACCCAATTGTGAAAAAATACGCGAGTCTACTCTTGTTTACTCCAATCTTTAATGATAATTCACCAAGCGATATATGTTTCATTTTTGTTTTTAATTCGTTACTTGTATGTCTTCATTATACTCATTTGTTATCACTTGGCAAGTATGTTAATCTAATGTCTTTGAGATTGTGTCTCCAGATACGTATAATGTCGGTTTGTTAAATGCTAATAATATTAGTTTTAGGTCCTCAAGAATGACGTTTTTGTCTTCTCCAAGCAAAGAAACAGGATCCGCAGAAAATGATTCTGCTTCACCATCCTCACCGTAATAAACGTCTCTAATTGAATAAACCAGCTCTCCTCCACTTTTTTCTGCTGTAACCCTATAATTCCATCCCATTTTGTTTTTTTATGTTTAATAATAAATCCATATCTTCATGAACGTTTCCAACAACAGCGTGTCTCTTCGAATAAGATGGCGCCGTCATCCTGTCGGTATTCATGTTCCCTGTTTTTCCTAGCCCCACCCTTATCACCCTAAAATTACCGTCCTCAAAAACGATAAACCCTTTCATTTTTTTCTTTTCGGGAGATCTATATTGAAGAATGTCACCAACGTACATAGGTTTTCCATACATATCATGTAATTCTGTAAACAACTCATCTTCTCCGCAAGGAGAAAATCCGTCCTCTACTCCAAGTGTCGGACAGTCACAGGTTTTTGTACCCCACGTTGTTTCTACTTCCCCACCTACCATACTGCAGTACATCCACCTAAAATGCCCATTTTTACATCGTGTAGGAACCCTTGATTTTATTGGCCTCATTTCTTTAATCTTTTAACTTATAATTTATGACCTAGTTTGGAGGGATAAAATTTATGTGATTATTTTACCTGGTTTTATGCTGACCAGTGCACTTTACACCGCCACATACCGTTCCCCCAAACCAGACCACAAGTGGAAATTAATCCTCATGCCTTCTGGTCGCTATCGTGATACGGAGCTTCCACTCGTATATCCGACGCTAGTTTTTTGACTTGTTTCGGTCAGTGTTTCTACTTATTTTAGATCCAAAAATGGAATTGCTGACCCTGGCACAAATTGCTGTGGTAATTTTCCATCCCATTTATCAATCGCTGCTTTCTGCACCTCAAGTGCCTTTAGGTTTACATACTTCTCGTTATTCGCTGCATTTGACTGCACTCGAATAGCTTCTGCTTCTGCATTAGCTGTTGCAACTCTCTGTTCTGCTTCAAACTTCACTTGTTCAAGTTTGTTTTTAGCTGCGAGTGCATTTTGCTCGGCGGTTACTTTCTCTTCGATAGCCTTGTTGAAAGACGGAGAGAAGTCAAAGTTTACAATTGAAAAGTCTGACACGGTAATAAAATCAGGCGCCAATCTTTCTCGTAAGTGATTTTTAATTTCGTCTCGAACCTCCTGACGCTTTGTAATAAGCTGTTCTGCTGTGAACTTGGCTGTTGCTGCCTTCACTGCCTCCTGAATAGCTGGATCAATTACTCTCTCTCGGTAATTCAATCCAATATCAGAATACAACTGTCCAACTTTAGTAGCATCTACGTTGTAATTTAGAGCAATTACGGCGGTTACAGTCTGTAGGTCCGATGACGCTGACTGTGCTGTAATCTGCTCTTTTTGTGTCTGAACATTTACTTCTTTAACGCCTTCAAGAAAGGGTAGTTTGAAATAAAGTCCCGGCTCCATTGTTGACACTACGGCACTAAATCGTGTCTTTACTCCTATATTTCCTGCTGTCACTGTTCCAAAAGATGAAAACAGCAACACAAGAACAACAAACCCTACTATTGACCCAACAACTATTTTTACTTGATTCATATTATTTATTTTTACCTGCTAATCCTGATACTACATTTTTTATACCATCGACAATTCCAGTCTTTCCAGAAACATCGTCAGTATCGTCAGTTGCGCTAAACGCCTCAATCATTTGACCGAAGTCTGCCCCTGTTTTTGCATTCATTGGAACCCCAAAGATACTTCCACCATCCCCAGATGTCACAATTTTAATGTTTGCATTTTCAGCCATTTTTCCATATGCCTCTGCCATTGCGACTTGAATCTCAACACCAGCTCGGATCTTTTCGATAACAGTAGCTGAATCATTGAATTTCTTAAGAGCTTCTGCCATAGCGTCTTTTGCTTTAGCTTCAGCGACTCCTTTTGCTTCTATGGCAGATCCTTCTGCCTTACCTTTAAGAGCAACAACCTCAGCTTCTTTCTCTCCTCTAATTTTTATTGCCTGAGCCTGACCCTCTGCTGTAGCGATAGTTGCATCCTTGGTGATATTTGCTTCTCCAACTTGCGTCACGCGAAGCGCAGAAACTTTCTGATCGTTAGTTTTCTGTTCTGCAACAGCAACTCGCAATTCCATGTCTTGTCCTGCGATACCTAGAATTGTATCTCGTTCAATTTGTTTTGATTTAAACTCTTTTTCAGACTCTGCTGTTGCTATCTCAGAAAGCCGTCTGTTCTCTTGTTCTCTTTCTACAGCTTCCCTATTTCTTGCAGAAACCTCAATTCGAGCCTTTGAAGAAATTGCTGATTTTCGAATATCCTCATAGTTAGCGATTACAGAAGAATCATCTTCATCTCGTATATCGTTTACTTCAAGGTTTACAAGTTCTACTCCCCACTCTTTCAACACAACGTCAACTTCTGCACTAACCCCTGTAGAAAACTTTGCTCTATCCCTCATGATTTCAAGAATTTCTTGTTTCATTGATGCGGCTCGGGCAATGGCCTGAACGATTGCCTGTAAGTCCTCGTGAAGAGAAAAGAATATGTTGTTCCCCTCAAAACTCAAACGTTCTGCGGCTTGAACCGGGTCTGCAATGTGCAACCAAGTCACAACATCACAAATAAATGGCGCAAACTCTCTATCGTTCAAATGAATATCTTTAATATCCAGTTTAACGTTTGTTAGAGGAATAATATATCTCTTCATCAAAAACGGAATAAAGAAATAAGATGTTTTTCCATCTACTCCATCCTGTTTTACAGGAGATTTAATACTTCTACCTTTTCCCATGAACACAATAACGTGTGCCTCGTTTGACCCTATAACTGTGTACGTTGCGAAAAATATCGCTACCAACAAAATTACTACTACTAAACCAATAATTGTATATATCATATTTTTAACCTTCTATTAACTCGTCTGTGGTGCTTGTCCACTCTTCTAATAATGCTTTTGCAAAATTTATATTTGCAACAACCCTTGGCGCATGAATCTTTCCAACTTTTTCGATTGGATTGTTTTTAACCCATTCTTTCAACTGGTCCACTATTTTCGAAAGATCCTGCGATGGTTCATAAGATTTCTTTACGAGTTGATGTACTCGTGGAGAAATCTTTGCAACCTCTATCTCAACCTGTTTAAAGCCCTTTAGTTCAGAATAATCCTTCTCTAATAGTTTTTCTATTACGTCTGGATTTTTTTCTTCACGCTTCAGCGCAGAAACAAACTCTCTTGCTCCGTCACGCGTTGCGAATTCTCCCTTCAAGAACTTCTTCTCAACAACCTCCTTATACTTTTCAGGAGTCTGTTTTAGTGAAGCTGTAAATTTTGCGGTGTCCTTTCCTTCCTTAACCGCTTTCTTCCACTCGCTTGACTGATCTAGAATGGATAGTTTTTCTTCAATATATCCTGTTGACCTACCTGTTTTATCAGACAACCATTTTATACCAACTGGTTTTCTGCCATAATCCTTCTCTTCATTCTTGAAATTCATATCTATTAGTTTTTTCAATGAATTTGCGGTGTCCCAATCGGTCATGGTGTTATTGTGAATGTTTTCAATAACCTGTCTCATAAACCTTTTTTCGTCACCCATAGGCATAACCTTAACAGGAACAGTTTTTAGACCAGCCATCTTTGCCGCTCTCCATCTTCGTTCCCCTGTCACAATGACATTTTCTTCATCAACTTCTATTGGATTAATTACCCCCTCGGTAATTATGCTTTGTGACATTTCTCTCAGGTCAAGTTCGTCAATAGTTGTTCTTGGCTGATTTACGTCAGGTTTAATTTTATTGATATCAACTTCAAGAATTTCCATATTATTTCTTACTTATTAATTTTAATTTCTTCTTCTTTGGAAGGTTCTTAACGCTTTTAACACTCATGTTGTCAAGAAATCCTTTCAATTCGTTGGCTAATTCTGGATATTTTTCCAGACCACTTTCTACCATTCTCACAATTGCTGTTAATGATGGAATAGCGTAATGATCTTCGTATCTGTTTATTCCAGACACTAGCCATTCAGGCTTATCCGTAACATCCACAACAATACCTTTCTTATTTTGACCGCCCACTCTCATAAATCCTTGGTAAGGGTAAAGATTAAATCCCCTTTTTCTTAGACTCCCAAGCGTACAAGAGACGTGCGCATAAGAAGTGCCCTCATATTCGGCCCACTCTGCGATTGTTTTCTTCATACCCTTTTTTATATTGAGGACCAACCTCTCTGGCATCCTGCCCGGATGGGTTCCCGCAACTCTCTCAAATTTCATATTGTTATATTTTTATTACTAATAACTGACACAAGTATACTCCTCTCAAAATACTTGTCAAGTAAATAAACATATAACTGTGGATAACCAGAAACGTCATTGGGGCCTTTTTGATTCTGGATAAAAAATACAAAAAGTGTTATTTAGAGCCGTAGAAAAAATCCAGAATTCTTTGATTCTGGATTTTTGACATATTTATGGAATCATTTGATAACTAACTAACACCCTAAAATGAGACTATGCTATACTTTAAAAGTTATAATAAAAATAAATGAAATTTATGGAATCAGATAAAAAATTCAGTACGCGAGATTTATATCTTGCAACAACTTTAATCACACTGAAGTTTCACATGATAGGAATTGACTACACATTGGAAGGATCAAAAAATCACCCAGTTGGTTATTTCAATTTTGATGAAACACCAGAACTATTAGATATGAAGGACAGATTCATGCAAGGATTATTGCTTGTTGAACCAAAAACTTTTATCACAAATTTGAAAAGTTTGAAATCTGAAATCGTAAATATCCAACAAAACCCACATCTTAATCGCTAACATTTTTGCTCCTTTTTTTCTTTTGTGTTGTTGTGATTAAAAAAATTGACTCGCTTTTTTATAGGTGTATAATTTCTTTACCTGGGGAAACTTGTTACACAATAAATATTGCGCAAAAAGGTACCCCCATTTCGTCTTTAAGTAGGCGACGAGTTCGAAAGTTACTCGCAGGTAAATGGGTGTACCTTTTTGCGTTGTAGCGTTGTAAAATAAGGGTTTTATTAGAAAAACTATTGACATTATGAAAAAAGATAGCATAAAATACAACATAAACATCAATCAAAAAGCGCTAAGTGAGCTGAAGACCCATCTTGATATCACCGATGCCGCAATTCTTGACTATATATATGTGCTGTGTTCAAGTGTAAATGAAAAAATAGATGAAAAAAGGATCAAAGATGAGACAGGAATCTGGACATGGGTTGACTTCACAACCCTGATTGCCCAGATGCCTCTTTTGGGGATTAAGACAAGAAGTTCCATTACTCCAAGAATAAAAAAGATAGAAAGAGAGGGGTTTATAAAAACATACAAAAAACGAATAGGAGGGCACGTTCGTCTTTTTCTGAAACTCGAAGCCAAGGTTGATTTGCTGTTTGTCCAGAAAGAAAGCCTGTTCGTTGAAACGAACGGGGATGAAAGCCTGTTCGTTTCAACGAACGACCCTGTTCGTACAGACGAACAGGAGCCTGTTCGTTTAAACGAACCTATTATTATACTAGAAACAAATAATAAGATTAGGACTATTGGAAAATTAGACCAGTTTGAACAATTCTGGTTAGAATACCCATCAAAAAAAGGTCTGAAGCCAACCCGAGAGAAATGGCTAGCTAAAATTACCCCCGAACTTGGAGAGACGATTATTTCTGACGTCAAAAAAAGGAAAGAGAAAGATAGGCAATGGCTTGAAGGATTCATTCCGCACCCGACAACTTACTTGAACCAAGAAAGATGGCAGGATGAAATTACCCCCGCGAGAAAAACGCAAACTCTTTCCGCTGACACGCCGTACGTAGCAGGAAAATATGAGAACCCAGGCAAAAAACAAATAAACGTAAAAATATAAAAAAATAAAATGGAAAAATATCAAAAAATACTACCTCCCAGATACCATAACGTTTCGTATGAGAACGACGTTCCTGGTGCGATCAAGGATGAAGTCAAAAAACAAATAAATAAAAAAGAGGGAATTTATTTTTTGGGAGGAGCTGGTGTAGGGAAAACCCATATCGCTTGCGCCATCGCAAAAGAACTACTTTCAAAAAACATCCCAGTTATGTTTTTAAACACAGGAAAGTTTTTGGAAGAGATAAGATTGGGTTTCAATGGGGATGCGGATGAGTTTGGGGGAATTTTCAAGGAAGTATTAGAATTTGAGGGGGTTCTGATTCTTGACGACATTGGCGCCGAAAAAGCAACAGAGTGGGTTAGAGAAAGGCTTTATCTGATCATAAATGAGAGATATGACCAGATGAGACCAATAATATTTACATCAAACAATAGTATTTCTGAGTTGTCTAGTAAGCTTGGTGACAGGATCGCATCGAGAATTGTGGGGATGTCGTTAACCATAAGTCTTGATGGAATTGACAGAAGAAACATTTAAAAATATGGAAAAAAATAACGAAATCTTCAAACCAATAATGGGGTATGAAGGTAAATACGAGATAAGTAATATGGGGAGGGTAAAAAGTCTTAAGCGTAAACAAAAAACAAAGTCAAACGGATTTGCAATTCGCAAGGGAAAAATAATCAAAACGAGTTCTACTGGGAAAGGATACCTCCAAATAAAATTATCCATGGACGGTAGAGAAAGATCATTTTCGGTAGCAAGACTTGTTGCAATTCATTTTATCGGCCTGCCAGAGACAGGACGTCAGGTTAACCACATAGACTCGGATAGAAAAAATAATAATATCAATAATCTTGAATGGGTCAAACAGCAACAAAATTCAGACCACCGTATGGCCTATGGGAAAGTAATCAGAGGAGAGGACGTAAAACAAAGCAAGTTAAAAGAAGAAGACATCGTAAAAATAAGAAAATTATTAAAAAATCATACCGTTCGAGAAATTGCATCAAAATTTAAAGTTAGTCACCCAACAATTGTGTATATTTCTCAAAAAAAGATATGGAAACACGTAAAAAATAACAAATAACATGTATGAATTAGCATTAAGTTACCTAAAAAAAGGATGGTCAGTCATCCCATGCGGTAAAAACAAAATACCGCTAATCCCGTGGAAGCCATACCAAACAGAAATGGCGACACCGGAAGATATAAAAAAATGGATAGAAACTTATCCTGATGCACAGATAGGAATAGTCACAGGAAAAATATCAAACCTAACCGTTGTAGATATTGAAAAAGGAGGAGACCCGTCATTCCTGCCCCAAGAAACAATGATTGTAGAAACGGGCTCGGGCGGATATCACTACTATTTCAAATACGATGAGGGTATGACGAACAAAGCTCGAATCAAAGAGCTTGTGGACATCAGGTCCGAAGGTGGTTATGTGGTTGCAGCAGGATCTGAATCAGAGAAAGGAAAATACACACTCTTGCAGGTTGGGGTTATATCAAAATTCCCCAAAGAGCTGTTCCCAGAAAAAGTTGATATTTTTTCTTATCCGTCAGGAGGCTCCTCTAACTTTTCACAGGGGAATCAACTTTCAAAACCTGTCGCTGATTATGCAGGTTTTGGAAAGGGTCAGAGGAATGATGAAATGGCGCGTTACGTCGGACACGTACTTGCGCAGGTGCACCCAGCAGACTGGGAAAACAAAGCGTGGGATATAATCACTTCTGCTAACCAGAAGAACACCCCGCCATTGTCCCAAAATGAGCTCAAGATGACGTTTGAATCGATTAAACGTACCGAACGTCGTAACCATCCATTTGGGAGGCCTTCTAGCGTGGTTTTTGCTCAAAACTCATCCTCCACAGGGCATTCCCAAGACGACCCTCTAATTCTAGGTGGCGAGGATGATGTAATTAAGCATATTGCTGAAGTTGCCGAAGAACAATCCATAAACGAGGATGATGTTTATCCATTACAAATGCCGTGTTTCGATGATGTGATAAACGGCGGTGTTTCTCCTGGAGACGTCATAACAATTGCAGGTATGTCTGGACACGGAAAAACTACCCTTGTGCAGGATTGGACAATGTCAATGGTACGTGGTGAAAAAAAGGCGAAAGCACTATGGTTTTCCTATGAGGTCCTACCGACCCACTTATGGAAAAAATTCAGAGAGATGGGGATGACGAGAGAAGATTGCGCATTCATCCCAGCGAAGCACTCAACAGGTAACGTCGCATGGGTTGAAAATAAAATAAAAGAAGGAAAGGAGAAGTTCGGAATCAAGACAGTTTTTATTGACCATCTAGGTTTCCTTATGCCCAAGACATCTGGGATTTTAGGTAAAAACCTATCGTCAAACTATGCCTCGTTTCTTACACAGGTAATGCGAGACTTAAAAAGTATAGCCCTACAGGAAGAAGTAATTATTTTTCTCCCTGTTCACATGAAAAAAGTTGATTCAAGAAATAGGAACTCAGATATTGATGATATCAAAGATAGCTCGGGAATAGGCCAGGAATCAGACCTTGTGTTCTTAATAGAAAGAGAGAAAAACAAAGAGAAGGACGCAAATTCTTATTTTACCGACAAGACCAAAATAACTCTCGCAAAGAACCGAAAGACAGGAGCAACTGTCGTAGCTGATTTCAACATGGTTAATGGCAGATTTGCTTATGATAATACAAATGATATTCTTGAAGATGAGTTTAAAAAATTTGGGGAAGTAATCGAAGAAAAGAAAGAAGAGGAAGTAAAAACAAAAGAAATTCCAGTTCTTTATTACAATCACGATTACGACGATGTGGAAGAGGAAAAAGATTACGTGAGAGATGAGGTTATCGAAGTAGAGCCAGCTGATGTTAGTTGGGGCGATGATAAGTAACGTATCATAAACACATGAACAAAGAGGATAAAATAAGAGAAATAATAGAACAGTCAGATCCGCAAGGAGAGCTAGACACAGATAAGATGGAATCAATCATTCATTCTGTTTTGCAGGAAGAAAAAAGCTCAGAATTAAATAAAATGATTTCGATCAATGACAGCACCGTAGATTCACTAAAAGAGATGATGAATAATAGTGATGATTGGAGAGTAAGAGCATCAATTGCCGCAAAAATAATAAGCCTAGGTTTGTAATTACTTGACAAGTAAATACATAAAAGTATAATTACCTAGTAACATAAAAAATATGAAAGATAAAAAAATAATAGTAATAGGGGACGTACACGGAGAGAGCACGTGGAGAAAGATTGTAGAAAAGAACATGGACGCAGACAAGATTATATTTCTAGGAGATTATTTAGATTCATTTGACAAGAGTCCGACGGAACAGATAACAATTTTCGAAGAAATAATGAAACTAAAAAAAGAGAACAAAAATAAGGTTGTCACATTGATGGGAAATCATGACTTCCATTATCTCTTAATACCAGGTGAGCGCTACAGCGGCTTCCAAGAAATTATGCAGGTTGCCTATAACGAGATGGTTGAAAAGTATATAAAAAATGGATCACTTCAGATGTGTCATTACGAGGAAGATAATTTACTTTTTAGTCACGCAGGAGTAACCCAAACATGGTTAGCAAACTCTGGATACAAAGGAGAATATAATGTAAAGGACATTTCAGAATTTATTAACAATTTGTTTAAGACAGACTTATCAAAATTTAGATTTACAGGAGGAGACAATACAGGAAACAACATAACACAGTCACCAATCTGGGTTCGACCCGCAAGTTTGTTCAAGGACAAAGTGCCAAATATAGTTCAGTTTGTTGGACATACAAATATCGTAGATGTCACTGAAATGGAAGGGGTTTGGATGTGCGATGCATTAAGGACATCTGGAGGATATGTAGAAATTATTAATGGAGAGATAAAAGACAAAAAATGAAAAAAACCAAAAAAGAAGATGGAGAAAAAGAGGTAGATAAAATGGAAGATGCATTGTCTAGACTTCAGAAAAAATATGGAAACGATGTTCTAATGCAAATGGACAAAGACATCGACTTCAGGGTAGACTGGGTTCCAACAGGGTGTCTTGCTCTTGATGATCTTATTGGGAAAGGATTGCCGAGAGGTAGAATAATTGAAGTATTTGGAGCAGAGTCAGGAGGTAAAAGTACACTGTCACTATTCTTAATGTCACAGGTGCAAAAAAGAGGGGGACGTGTCGCGTTGATTGATGCGGAGAATGCCTTTGACGGTTCATACGCTTCGAACATCGGAGTTGATGTTTCAAAGCTTTTGGTGTCACAGCCAACAACCCTTGAGGAGTCAATGGATATCGTCAAGGAACTTGTAGAGACAGGTATGATGGACATTATCGTTGTGGACTCTGTTAGTGCGCTTGTTCCCAAATCTGAGGTTGAAGGAGAAGACTTTATGAAGGACACAATGGCAATACAGGCACGACTTATGAGTAGAGCGTTACGCGTTCTGTCAGGACCCATCTCAAAGTCTAAAACAATCGTTATCTTCATTAACCAGATTCGAGACAAGGTGGGGGTGTTCTTTGGCGCCAAGACAACTACGAGCGGAGGGCGAGCACTGAAGTTCTTTAGCTCTGTCAGACTTGAAGTTTCAAAGGGCAAGAAGATTGAAAAGGGAGATGTCCAGATTGGGAATGAGATAATAGTGACGGCAGTGAAAAACAAGGTCGGATTCCCCTGGAAAAAAACCACACTTGATCTGTATTATGCAAAGGGAATAGACCTTGCTGCAGACGCCCTGGTTTATGGTGAAAATATAGGGGTTATTAACAAGACAGGTAATACATATTCTTTTGGTGAATTAACTCTTGGTGTTGGGAAGGATAAAGCCAAGACTACCATCGAGGAAAATGAAGGGTTATTCAAGGAGATAAAGGAAGCGATAAATAACAAAAAAAATGACGATTCTAAATAATAATGATGGGTATAAGATATACGCATTACTTATAAAAAACAGATCAAGCACATTTCTTAGTGTGCAGTACGCGACATCCCTAGAGGATGCTTATGTATTAGCAAAAATTGAATTTGCAGAGCAAAACCCAGAGGAGGCTATGAAAGGAATTATGGAGGGTGCCACTATCGTTCTGTTTACACACAAAGTAATGGCGGACATGGTAAGAGAGAACGAAAAAGGAACAAGAATTATGGAAAATTTAAATTCCCCAATCGGTGATATTCCAGAAATTTTTAAGGAAATGATTGAACAACAGTCTGTTTCTGCCATTAAACTTACTGGAGCAGAAGCTGATGAACTGAAGAAAAAACTAGAAAGTTTTGGGATTGGAAAGGAACTGTTTAAAAAAGAAGAGACGATAGTTGAAAAAGAAACAACAAATGATTTGATGTTAAAAATCATTAAAAATAAAGATATATCACTGCTAGAAAAGAATAAGAAGAAATTCACAAAGGCAGAAATAAAGTATATATCAGACAAGATAAGATAGTTATCCACCGGTATTTACTTGACAAGTAAAATGATAGGAGTATACTAGCTACATAGGTCGTAAATAATAATTATAAAAAATATGGAAATGTTAATAGGGTTGGTAATACTTTACGCGGTGATTCACCTGTTTGTATTACAGAATAAAGCATTCGGAGATAGGACACCATATGAAAAGGTAGTGTCCGTAATAGGGATGGTAGGAATAGGGTTGGTATTTATAGGGGCAATGTTATAGTAATAATTAATTAAAAGTTTAAAGAAAAAAGACATGACAAATATATTCGAAGCAGGAAAGGAGACAGTAGCACCAAAGTGGGCATCATTTAAGGAAGCAGGAGATTCTTACCAAGGTACATACGTTGGTAAAATACTAGGACTTATTGATGGATATAACAACGAGCAAATAGTATATCAACTATTGCAAGACGATGGTGAAATAACAAACGTAGGGTTTGGATTGAACAAAAAAGTAATCCACGCAGACATGGCAAAAGTAAAATTTGGCCAGATTGTAGGGTTCAAGTACAAGGGAATGATATCAGTAACAAACAAGAAAACTGGTAAGCCAGTAGATGTTAAAGATTACGGTATCTTCCAAGATCCAAAAATCGTGAACGAAGAATGGTTGAAAGATAATGAAGGAGTTGTTTCAAAAGCAGCAAACGCAACAAACAGCGCAGAAGCTGATTTTGATAACATGACAGACTCTTCAGACAACGGAGATTACGATGACGTTCCTTTTGCATCAAAAGATGATAGCGAAAAAGACGGAGATCTAACAAACGAAGACAAGTTAGCTGTTATTACCAAGCTTGCAAAAGATAAGCTAGGGGCAACAGATGAGACTGTAAAAGAAAAAGTTATGGAAACTACAGGTGTGGCTTTCATACCAGTCCAATACGATCGGATTATCGAAACACTTTCAGCGATGTAATAATTCTTATAAGACCATCGCGAGATGGTTTTATAAATATAAATTATGAAAAAAATTACGTTAACACAAGGTAAGCATGCAATCGTTGACGATGAAGATTTTAAGGAATTAAATCGACATAAATGGTGTGCTAATAAATTTGGACATAGTTTTTATGCCTGTCGTGGCATGTATGATCCAAAAACTCAAAAAACAAAGACCATATTAATGCATCGTGTTATCCTAGACGCACCTACCGGAACTATTTGCGATCATGTTAATAGAAATGGTCTGGATAATAGAAAAACCAATTTACGTTTTTGTACTAAAGAGCAAAATTCGCACAATAGTAAAATAAACATAAAAAACAAATCAGGTTACAAGGGGGTATCTTGGGACAAAAATCGTAAAAAGTGGGTTGTAAGAATGAAAATAAATGGATTCTATAAATTTATAGGACGTTTTACTGATAAAGAAAAGGCAATTGGAGCATATCATTCACGAGCAAGAAAAAATCACGGTGAATTCTTTATAGATAATTATCACAAACATGTCTAAAATAATTTGCATCGGTGATGTCCATATTAAAGACCACCTTTCTTACTCAAACCATATCGAGGATAAGAGAGAAGGGGAAAAAAAAGAAATAATAGACTTCATACTGAGGTCATCAGAGGACTGCGATCATATTGTGTTTATGGGAGATTTCTTCAATTCGAAGAACAACTCATCGGAGGCAAATAGATTCGCAACAGAGTTCATTGAAAGCTTCGGAGACAAGGATATCTACATAATCAGCGGAAACCACGAAAAAAAGGGAGATGGAAGTACCGCGATTGATTATTTGGCCGAAGTCAGAAAGCCAAACTGGCACATAATGACTCACCAAACATCAATTGACCTAGACGGACTAAAGATAGACTTTCTTCCGTACATACTGAACAGTGAGATTGGCGCTGAGACGACTGAAATTGCCACTCAGATGATATTAGACAACCTGGATGGTGGAGACATCATCTTCGCACACCATTGCATCTCTGGGACGACATTTCACGGGGTTAAGACAGAAGATCTTAGTGAGGTTGTTCTTGACCAAAAGAAGCTTGCTGAAAAATACAAACTTATTGTTGCTGGACACATACATAGTCCACAGCAATATGAAAATGTATTGATAACGGGGAGCTTGTTTACATCAGAAGTCGGTGAAACAGAAAAGTTCATCTGGAAGATAGAAAGTGACGATATGAGCATAGAAAAGATAAAAGTTCCTGCTCGTGAAATTCACAAAATAACAGATCCTTCAAATCAAAACTTGTCAAGTATTCCCGATAGCAGTATAGTTAAGGTTATAGTAACTAAAAAGACTGCGTATATTGAGAAAATAAAAGAATTATTGTCACGATTTGATGCGTATCTTCTTATCGAAGATTATCCAAGCGAAAGGAAAAGAGCTCACATTGAAGAAGGAGCGTTTGACTTCGAAATCGAATCACTGCTGAAGCTTTATGCCGAAGCAAAAAGTGTTGATTATGAAAAACTTCTCAAGGGGTTGCAGATAATAAAATAAATGGCTAAAACATTAAAAACTCTTGGACTTGATTTGAGTTTAGTAGGAACAGGGCTTATATCATTAAAAGACGGAGAAATTGAGGTACAGAAACTTATTAAATCAAAACCTGTTGGTGACAAACCAATAAATGAATTGATTAGAATACGTAAAATTGTATCAGACATAGAAGACGTTCTTAGTGATATGGATAACCTGCCAGATCTTGCCTGTATAGAAGGAATGGCATTCATGGCGAGGAACACCACTGCTCTAGTTCAGCTCAGTGCATTAAATTATATGACACGAGCACTGCTTGCAGACTATAACATTCCGTTCGTAATTGTGGCGCCAACCAGTTTAAAGAAATTTATAACTGGAAGCGGTGCTTCAAAAAAAGACGTGATGCTTATAGAAATGTACAAGAGATATAATGTTACCATCCTAGACGACAATGAGAATGACGCCTATGGATTAGCGCAAATAGGAAAGGCGCTGAAAGAAAAAGAGGAACTAACAAAGTTCCAACAAGAGGTTGTAGACTTACTAAAAAAACAAATATAAAAATGAAAAAAACAAAAAATACAAAAAAAGCAGGAAGCACAGCAATGTTGACAGATTTACAAACAAGTGTTGTTAAGGACATGATCGTTTCATCAATGAGAGGAGCTTATATAGACAGTGGGACACTTCCAAACTCAGGATTCGATATTGTCTCTGGACAAATAGCTGATTCAATAATTAAAAATGCACAGATGACACTTATGCAGAAGGAAACATTTGCAGAATGTGTAGAGGAGTCAGGTGAAACAAAGAAAAAGAAAGTAACAAAAAAATAATATGTCTGAAAACCTTATCAAAAGCATAACTGCACATGAGTGTCCACATTGTAAGGAGACCATGTTTATAGAAAGCCACATGACACCACCTGTTGTTAAATCAATTTTTACAACAGATGATATGAAAAAAGCCAAAAAGGACTGCCTAGATAGGGTTGACTCATTAGACGTTGAACAGGAGAAAAAAGACATGCTACACAAATGGGTTGAAGATGAAGAGACTGTCTTTGGCCCAGATGAGGTAGAATCGATAGTTATGAGCTTATTAAAAAAAGAATAATATGGACAAACAACAGCTAGCAGAAATAGGGCAGAAATTATTAGATGACTATAACAAGGCGCAAGACGAAGCTGGTGTAAAAATGTTATATCAGGCAGTTATTCAAGATGGAAAGATTGAAGTAATTGTTAACGTTGTGAATGCGCCAGAGAAAACGGTAGAAGTTAGGGAGGATAAATAGTTATGAGAAAACCCAAAATGAGTAAACGCAACTTTGCGGATGTTAAAGAGAACATAATAATAAACAAAGCTAAACTGGATTCTTTCTGCAGAGGGGAAGAAAGGACTTATTTTGAGGGGTGCCAAATGATTGGGTATATGGAAAACGGAGATTCGTTTCTTTTTCATCAAAGTATAGGGTTCGAGAAAGGAAAAGACAAAAGAGTTATATTTGCTATATCAAGAAGACTCCTTGAAGAAACCTTAAGAGATTATCCGCGTTTAAAAAAATAAAAATATGGAGGAAATAAAAACAATAACAATGGCGCATAGCCCATCTTTGGATTCAGCAGATGGGGCGATAGAAAGATTTCAGGTTAATGGAGAAATGGCACTTGTTACATGGTTTCGACAGAAAAAGAAAGACGGGGGAGTAGTGGAAGTAAATGGTAAATTTGTAGAAAGAATTGATTATTAATTATATGAAATATGATAATCTTAAAAGAATTAAAAATAACAGACTTTTTATCACATGAATCAACAGAAATCACATTCAAAGAAAATGACAAGTTTTCTATTGACGGGGAATCAGGGGCCGGGAAAAGCGCGATCGCAGAAGCCATCACGTGGGGACTCTACGGGAGAGGCAGATCAGACAATAAATCCCTCATCAGAAAAAACTCAAAAACCGCATCAGTTTTTATTAAAATGGAAGAAGGAGAAGTCGAAACGTGCATCACAAGAACGATCACCACTTCAGGAAAAAACACCCTCAGTGTTACACAAAATACGGGTTCTGATGGGCAGTTTATTCAAATAGGCAGAACTGGAATAAAGGATACTCAAGCGTGGATAACAGAAGAGTTTCTGAGGTCATCATACGAGTTATTTACGAATAGTATTGTATATAAACAAGACGGAACCGAATCATTCATAAACGCTAACGCTGGGCGAAGAAAAGATCTACTTCTTGAAATAATTCGTGCAGGTAATTTCGATGACCTGTACACAAAAACAAGAAATGAAATAGGGACAAGAGAAATAGAAGCTGGTTCTTCTTTGATGACAATTTCTGATTATGAGCAGAAAATATCAAGGCACAAAGAGAAGATTAGCAAAAAGGCATCAATTAAGGATAGCGTTGATTTGTTAATTGCAAAGATAGATAAGGACAGTGTGGTAAAAAATGAACTAGAAAAGAAACTTGCCGCAATTTCTAACTTAAGCAAAGAGAAAACAGACGCTTTGCAGCTAAAAAATGCTCTTGAAGCATCAATTACGGCATTATCAGAAAGTCTGTCTTCACACAAAAGCGTGTTGGCAGAGCATAATTCGGTAGACATAGAGACACACAAAAAAAATGCGGAGAAGATTGCTCCTTTGGAGAAAAAAATAAAGGAGGTTGAGTCAAGAATGCAACTCATTTCTGAGACCCAAAACAAGAGGAATAAACTGTTTGCAAACAAGCCAACTATTAGTGATTTCACTAAAGATATTGAAAATATAAATAAACGTTTAATTCCCCTTGTTCAAGACTCAGGAAAATGTCCTTCAGGAGATAAATGCCCGTTTGTTGTTCCCATTAAAGGACAAATAGATTACTTGTCTGATCAAATAACGGAAAAAGAAAAGCAAACAAGAAAAGAGGAGATAGCGCTTGACTCATGGAGCAAAGAGCTGGCGCTACTTCCCAAAGAAGAAGACATTTCTTCATTGTATTCAGAGATAACTTCTATGAATAAAGACATTTCAGAACTATTAAGGTCAAAAGAAATTGTCCTTTATTATGAAAAAACAGAAGAAAAAGTAGAAGACATAAATAAAAAAGTGTCAATACTAGAAAATGACATATCTTTGAAAAATAAAGAATTAATAGAAACTGAAAGACTATTAACTTCAATAGAAGAGAAAATAAAGACATCAAATGTTAACGAGATAAACATCTCACTATCAGAAATAAATACAGAGATTAGGAATAAACAGAAGGAGAAAGATGAGTCTGTTATGGAACTAAAAATCATTGAAATTTCTGAAGAAGAACTGAAAGATCTTAAAAAAAGCAAGAAGGAGATAGAAACCTCAATAAAGATTATTAATGAGGAGATTGAATCCTTATCATTGCTCAAAGAGGCATTATCACCACGTGGAATCAAAGCTGTTGTTATTGATTACTTGGTTCCGCAGCTTGAAGACAAGATTAATAATATTTTGTCTCAGATGTCTGATTTTAGAATAAGACTAGATACTCAGGCGCCAAAGAGTGACGAGGGATTGAAGGAGGGGCTGTTTATTATCGTAAGAAATGATGTCGGAGAGGAGTTACCCATATCTAATCTTAGTGGGGGAGAAACAGTGAAGGTCTCAATGGCCATCTCAGAGGCTCTTGCAGGATTGATGAATATTGTTGGGTTCAGGGTACTTGACGAATGTGTAAATGCGTTGGATTCTGAATCAACAGAGAGTTTTGTTTCTGTGATATTAAAACTGCAGAAGAATTTTCCGCAAGTGTTTGTAATTTCTCACCTTAACGAAGTGAAAGATATTTTCTCAAGCAAACTAAGAGTGAGAAAGGTTAACGGAGTGAGCCGGTTGGAGTAGTGTTAAAAGTGTTGTACAATGATTACAGATTATTACTAAAAGAAAATGATATGGATAAAGATGAAGATGTAAAAAAAGCAAAAATTGAAGGAGATGATGTTGAAATAGAAACGAAGGAAAACCCCGTTCTAGATAGAGTTGTTAAACCCCACGGTAAAAAATCAAGAGAGGTAACTAAAGATGATGTCGATAAGGTAGTAAAAGAAGCAATGGTCATGTTTGAACTGTGTTTTACCCCGGTTGGTATGTATAATTTTGCCTACGCAATAGCACACCCACAGATAGATGATAAAGACCCTTTGGCTTTCTTCATCACGGCCGACAAGAAGATCATAATTAACCCAAAGATAACCAGGCATAGTAATTACACAAAAGACTCAAAGGAGGGATGTGTAACATTCAATGATATGCCAGAGAACATAGTCCAAAGATGGCACAAGATTGAAGTGGAGTATGTAACAATAATGGTTGATCCAGAAGATGAAAACAAATTCACTCTTTCAAGTCCAATCAATGAAAAGTTAAGTAGCAAAACATCTGTTATCTATCAGCACGAAATAGATCATTTAGAAGGAAAGTGTATTTATCCAGTAATATAAAAATATGGAAAAAATTACAAAAAATAAGATTATTAGTGACATCTACAAAATGGAGCTTCATGACAAAATAACGGTTAGTGATCCGTCTAGGGTTGGACTAATGGAGATAATCAGAGTACCAGGAGGATGGGTTTATAGCCTAGACTACCCTGGTTACGGACAAAGCCCAACTGTTTTTGTCCCATTTAATAACGAATTTGAAAATAAAAAATAATATGGAACCATATCAAGAACTATATTCCGAATTCATGAAGACATACGGATCGGGATCAATTACAGGAGAAGAGGTGGGTGGTCTAGTAGCGAAGTTGGCTGGGTACTACCCAACTTACAACCTTGCGCTAGCAATGGCAGAAAGAAATTATGCAAAAGTTGCAAAGGAAGAGATTATAAAGACAGATGAGGCAACAGGAAAGGCAATTTCTGCCGCAAAAGCTGAGATACTCTCTTCAGCGTCAGATGAATGCTTTGATTACAAAAAAGCCAAAGCTCATATTGCTAATCTTGAAATGCTAATTCAATCCGCAAAATCACTCCAAAGAGGCCTTTTGCAGGAGATGATGCATTCAAACCTAGGGTAAATATGAACAACGAGATAAAATGTGAAAATTGTGGAGAAGATTTTTTGCCAAAAAGCGAAAAAAACATTTTTTGTTCTCGTAAGTGTTTCAAAAAAAATTACTACCATAGATTAAAAAAAGAAGCGGTAGACAAGTATCCAGCATATACATGCCCTACTTGTTGCGCTTCTTTTTTATTGACTTTTGATCCTACTAAAGAGTACCAGAAATTCAAGAATATACTATGTCCATTTTGCAGTACATTAATGATTAATGTTTGTGATAGCCTTGTGGCTGAAGATGAACCTACTGAGAGCTCTGACCATCAGATATAGCTCCTTTTATATTATTGTATAATGTCTCTCCCTGGAAGTAAGATTTAGCAACCTCTGGAGATTCGTTGATTAGGAATGATGGTCTAGCCATGATTTTCCCGTACCCAAGGTTTGAGTTTGGAGAAAGTGCCGCCCAGATGGCTATCTCTTTCTTTTCTTCTTCTCCAATTTTGTGCTCTTTTTTAAATTTATTCCATTCTGTTTTTAGAGCTTTTTTCTTTTTATTGAAGTCTATCCCGGTATCATTGGCAACAGAGACAACAATTTCTTTCCATTTTAGTAAGGTGGGAGAGGCTGGCTTGAAGGCTTCATATCTGAAGTCCTTATTAACCTGTTCTCTTCCTGCAGAGTCAATTCCTCTTTGAGCCACGTCGTTCTTGAAGTAGTGGTCAATCTTCTTTATCCCGTCCAGGTTAAGAACTATTTCCTCAACAGGACCTAGAGTTCCTCCGTCTTCTTTTACTTTTTTTATCTTTTCAATATATGGGGCTAATTTTTGAATAGAATCAGCCGAGTCATTTGTAAACTTGAATGGAACCTGAAATTCGGAAGTAAACTTCCTAAGCTCTTTCTTTATGATATCGTCACTAGCATTTGAGTACAGCTGTTCAGTAATATACTTTGAAGCGTCTCCATTATGTCCTTTGAACCTATTGATAAGGTCCGTTGTTCCAACTGAGTCAACTGCTTCTTGTCCAATCTGTCCAATAAGATAACTTTGTTCGTCTCCAAAAACAGGTTTTACAACGAATTCTCCTTTTGGACTTTTTTCGAAATTATTACTTCCGTCTTTTGCTTTTACGGGCACCTTTTCTGTTTCGAAAACAGTTCCGTTTAAAGTGTGTTCTATAGTTCTGCTATTTCCTTCAGGAGCGCTAACACGCATCTCATACTTGTTTGCCCGCAGGAACCTCATTGGCCGAGCGCTAGAAGCTGCGATACCGATAGCCTTACCCCCTTTTAGAGACTGCTTGCTATATTCCATTAACTTGTCGAATGTTTTCTCTCCATCGAACGGGATCTTGGCAGTCTTATTAAGATTTGGGAAAATCATTTCTCCCTCTGCTGCATTTGCTTTGAAGTAATTGGCAACCTTGTTAGGAACTCCGTCCTTGCCACCAATGGCGAACATTTGAAGCGTATCTCCGTCAGTATCGTGGTCAAACTTCATTGTGTCTGCAGAGTTTGTGATCACCTGAGTTTTACCCAGCTTCTCTCCGTGCATCTCTGCAATAAGAACCTTCATTTTTGCAACAGAAGTATCCTTGAGGGTTGGGTATCGAAAGGCAAGGACCTCGAATGTCTTTCCACTCATTGCCTCTTTGAGAGCTTCTTTTCCATACAGCTCTTCGAACACATCTTTGGAAATCATAATCTCTCCAGAGTCCATATATGTTTTCTTGCCTGTCTTGGGGTCTAACTTTACTTCCATATCAGGTTTTATATGAAGGTTATCTCCTTTCATAAATTTACCTCCCAAATAATCCTCTGTTACAAGTTTGTTTATTTCCTTGTTTATGGTCTTTCCAAATTCAACAAGACCAGCTCCGTGTTCAGCAGAAGCCTTCAGGTCTCCAAATAAATTGTTCATCCATTCATCTTTATTAAACTCAGGATATTTCTTCCAGATTTTTTCGATATCAAAAGAACTGGTTGCCCCCTGAAGTTCTTCGCTTAAGGTTTTTAATTTTTTAGCATAATCAACGTAGTGTTTTCCCATAATCTCTCCGAGTCCTGATTCTGGAGATATCTTTGTCAGGATACTTCCGATGCTGATTGTTCCAGCCATCTCGTGTGGTTCTTTGTATTTAATGCTGAATGATTCAGAAGGAGAGTCAACAACCCAGTATCCCCCCATATCTTTCCCAACTTTTTCGTATCCGATTTTTACGTTACCTGGGAAGGTAACAATATCTGAATCTCCTAGTTTCACTCCAAGTTCTTTTTCAAATTTTGCTTTTTCCCCTTCTGTCCATGCTCTCCATTCTAGTTTCTGGTGGAAGCCCTGTCCGTTCTCAGCCTTGAAAGATTGAGTTGGTTTTATAAACTCTGGAGCATATTCCATTCCTATACCTTCTGCGTGTCTGTTTATCAATTTTTGTGATGAATACTGGCTTCCGTCATTGTGCATTTTTTCTCCCAGTTCTTTTTTAACTAACTCAGGATTTTTTACAGAAGGATGAACTTTAATATTGTCCCAGTTTGGCGTAGTTTCAGCTACTGTCTTATTGAACCCTGTTTCGTCTTTTATAATATACGTCTTAAAAGTCTCCCCTTTAATAGGACTTTGTTGCTCTCTGCTGTTTAAACTTTTTAATCGTTTGGCGAATGTATTAATAGAATCTTCCCCTTTCTTAATACCGAGTTGCTCAGCAATATTAGTTGTGAATTCGTTTAAAGCTCCTTTTTCTTTTATGTTTTTACCTCCAGCGAGAGCAGGGTCATATTTAATACCCATCAAACTACCTGGTTTGTTGTCGTAATAATATGGAGCATATCCATTATCCACAAGGAAATTTATTTTAGAGGCTTCGTCAGGAAGTTTTGTATTATTGTTTTCTTCGTAGTAGACCGTATCTTTCTGCAATGTCCTTTCTAGGTAACTTTTAGGCTTCTTCCCCTTGGCTATCTCAATAGACATTTTCCCATCTTCGCCAACTTTGAACACCGTACTCTCTTTGTTTAGTATGGAATCTCTAAATAGCTTTTTATAAGCCTGTTTGTTTTTTTGTCCTTTTGTTGGATCTTCTAGACCCTTTCCTGTGAATGCCTTTGAAATTCTGTCTATATATAATTCAGCCCCCTTCATTTCATCCATAGAAGCCTTCTCGAGAGAATCTATGGCAACAGTTTCCATGTTTTTTCTGGTAAACATCTCCTTGAATTTTTGAAGTTCTTCTGCCTCCTTTGTATTAAGATCAAGTGTTTTTATTTTTTTATCTACTGCCTTTACAGCTGCTCTGTTAATGCCGTCTATTTCTGACCTTACATCTGATGAGTTTATCGGCTTAGATGGTTCAAATTTTTCAAAAAGTTTTTCATTTACGATCGTCTCTGGCTCTCCTTTAGCATTCAACTCAGGGGCCTTTTCTTCCTTTATAGGGCCTGTATTCTTCTTTTCGGTAACATTGTCCATCCCTACTGTCTTAGGAGCCTCTACGGTCATTTTTGCTTCAGAAACAGGTGTATTTAGAGCTGGTTTTTCGACCATAGGCAACTGTGCTTGTGTCGGATTCTCTGATATTAGTGTTTTTGCATTTCCAACACCTTTTGAGATATTTTCTGACCTCTGTTTGTTGACTATGTTATCTATGCCGGTATCAATGTTTGTCTTTCTAACAGACCCTTCTTTTAGTGCAATACTTCTCAACCAATCTTGCTCGTTAAGATTGAGAGAAAGATATGGATTATCTGGATTTGCTCGGTTGACAGCATCTCCGACAGGAAGAACTTTATCCTTGCTCACAACAAGAACATTCAAATCGTTTTCATCCATTGCTTTTGATATCTCAGAGTTGTTAAGACCTTGATCATACTTCTCAAATGCATCAGATGTTTTTAGTAGCTTTCTTATTTCTTCCCCATTCATTGACATTGCTGTATCCTTGCTGGCAAAGATTTTAATAGCTTCTTCTTTTGTTATATTCACCTTTGACCTGTCCTTCGAAAGTTTTGCGAACAAATCATCAGCGCTCTCTGATTTTTTAATTATATTCTTTAGGCGGTCTGTTATTTGACTGTATGTTTTGTTTAGGTTGTTTTCTTTTGTATAACTTTGTTCACGTGGAACAAACCCGGCGGGACGTATTTCAGTTCCGTTAGGTGTTTTTGCCATTGCAAAAATACGCAATGCTTCGTCTGGATTACCCACTGTTGGACCTTTTGGATACCTTTTAGGATCAAGTGATTGCTCATGAGCTATGATTCTCATTATCTTTGCTGTCTCAGGGTCTTTCACTATGAACAATTTTTCTGAAAAATCATTAGGTTTGTCATATAGATCAGTAATCGTTCCTTTTGATTTAACATCCACCTTGTCTTCATAGCCAGTAGAGGGCATGTTCCCGGTTGGGAATTTTTTCCCTGATGGATTACCGTAAATAACATTAGGCATATCTGCCGGAACTTTTTCTAGCATTTTTGTAGCATCAATACTCCCTCTCAGATTGTTAGAGTTTAGATTTGGGCGTAATTTTTCACCCATAGATAGAAGATCTTTCCATTCCTTTTGTACTCTTTCTGAGGGAGGAAGTGTCTGGTTGGCAAGTTGATTTTTTGCCAGAGTTATTCTGGTCATTTCTTTCTTAATATCTTCTATTGGAATTGTTCCATTACTTCTTGAAATGGTGTTCCCAAGTTCTCTTTTTGCAGCTTGTTCTATAAAATTAACTGCTTCAGCATTACTTGTAATAGCTGGCATGTTACTAAATCTCTGGTCATATGGATATTTTTGTTGCATTTCAACCCTCATCTGATCAACCTTTGGCAAATCAAGCCGTAATATTTCAGGAACCTTCTGACCCTTCTTTACGGTTGGCATAATATCACCAACATAATCATTCATTGTAGACGCAGACATTTTGTAAGCTTCTTCGTTACCTGCCATTTTTTTAGGGTCAATCATCCCCCTTTTATAACCCATTCCATGTAGCGCTGTCATTATTGCCCCATCTTGTAGCGCAGAAACAATATCTGGATCATGTCCAGATGCAGATTGTTCAAAAAGAGAAAATACCGTACTTCCAAGTCCAACTGTTGCATATCCCTTTACGTTTTGTCCAGCGGCGCCAAGAAGACCTCCAAAAGCGACATCAGTAAAAAACTGAGTCATGTGGTTCTTCATTTCGAAATCAACATCTTTGTTAATTGCTTCTCGTCCTGTTGTTCCTATCTGTCCCCATAGACCAAGAAGCCCTGCTGAAGATGCCATTTTTTTTAGAATAGTACCTCGTGCACTGCTTGCCGCTCCTTTTGCTGTTAATGCTCCATAGTCGGTAGCTAGTCCAGCCGCTTTCATTGCATCTGCAGAAAGAGCTGTTGCTTTTCCTAAACCAGCTGCTACTTTTAATGATCCTATCCCCTTACTCAACAAACCAAGTCCCGTTATTGTTCCCACAAGGTTTCCTGCAAAGTTTGAAACAGCACCGACTTTCCCTGATTCCTCTCTTGGTCCTGTCCCCTCTAACATATTAGCCGTTCCCCCAGCAACTAATCCTTTTGCGAATTCTCCCAAGACCGGTATGTCCTTACCAAAATTAGACATGTTTTCTTTGAAACTTTCTCCAAAGAATTTCCACATGCTTGGATTACTTACATCATTTTTCCATTTTTCTGATACTTTTTCAGCTGTTTTAAGGTCAACATACCCCTTATCGTCAACGGTTATCCCCTTAGGGTCTTTGTCTTTCCATGTCAATGCCATCACTTTCGCATCGTTAAGGTCTATTTTATTGTTTGCTAGTAGGGTTAAGGCAACGGCTTGTACAGCTGTTTTTTCTTGGTGAGTAATATTATCTAAAACCTGTAAGTTTTGGAGTGTATCTGCCCCGCCTAACCACAAAGGAACGATGTGGTCAACCTGATACAAACTTGGAGATTTTTTACCTAAAATAGCCTGTTTAGCACCAGGGTTAATATCATTCTCCATTATTGTACGAGCCGACTTTATCAATTGACCCTTCTGAGATGGATCAATTACGTATTGTCCTCCGCCGAGAGCGGTTGGCCAGTTTCTAAATTCTGCTGTATCGGTTGGATTCACCCATTTTCCATTTTTATCTGCTGGAACGAACTGTGTATAGTCGCTAGGGATAGGTTGTGTATTAGAACTAGATGTTTCATAAAGTGGCTTGTTGACTGGGGTCGCCCAATCAGTCGCCACGGGTGCAGATTTACCAAATAATTTGTCAAAAGCCTCTGGTTTATAATGAGGCATAAAAATTGACCTTGTGTCAGCTGGTTCTGAAACAGTTTTTGCTGTATTAGAAAGGTTCGCAAGTGGTTTTTGCGAAGCCCCTTCTGTATTATAACTTGTATTCTCTTCTATGTTTGCCATATGTTATTATGATGATATTGACATTATATAAGCAAGACTTTTTGCTTTATCTTTGTCAGTGGCTCCTTGGAATATTTGAGATAGTAGACTATTAGGATCCTCACTATATTTTGTAACTTCATCCGGACTAACATTATTTGCTATTGTGGTATACAGATCTTCTAGGAACGTTTCCCCAAGCTTGCCTTTCCAATCATTTATCCATCCATTTTTGTCTTTTAGTCCAGGTTGTCTAGCCCCAATTCCTGTCCATAAGAATCCGCTTCCACTTGTAACAAGATCATGTACAGCTGTCTGAACATCGCTTATTTTAGGCTCAATTATAGATTCATAATTTTTTGAGGCACCCTGTGAGTAGGTTGTATTAAAGACTGAACTAATATTACTTGCTCCAGTACCTGTATTTTTGGAAAAATCATCATTCAGTTTTTTTACCTTATCGATAACTGTCTGGTCCCCCTGGTTCAATTCAAGTGTTTTTGCTATCGCTCTTCTAATTGCTTCTGTCATTGCCGCCTCACTTCCTCCTGAAATATAATTCTGTTCAAAGAATCCAGTCAGCCCATTATTTGGTATTTTTGTGAAGTCCAATCCTCCCTCACTATCTGTGATGTCTTTCGAATAGGTTGCTAGGTTTTTATAATAGTCCTCATCTAATGTTCCTGTTTGTAATCCGCTTTTAGCATTTGCTGTTCGGGCAGCAGCTAGTTGTTGCTGCATCAGCTGTGTTGTCAGTAATTTATTTGGGGCTTCTTCTAGGTTTGTATATAAATCAGCCATCGTGTTATATAGATTGTTGTATTCATTCTGCGCTATTGTACCTTGTCGCGTTATTGCTTCACTGTATCTCTTGTACACATTATCATAATGACTTTGTGTATTCTCTACATCTGTATTGTATTCTGTGATAGCTGAATCAAGGAAGTTACCATATCTTTGGTTCTGTCGTCCTTTAAGCGTGTACAAATAACTCAAATAATTATTATAAGAGTTTGCTACAGCTGGATTCCCCATATCTTCTTTTAATAATTGAGCCTCTGTTTGGTCAATCATCTCATTGATAAAGCCCAAATACTCATCTTTCCCCTGCACATATTGTGTAAGAGTAGGAATGAAATTTTTCTTCTGGTTCTTTAACGTGGTTAATTCATTCTCTAGTCCAGTTAGGTTGAAATCTTTCTTGAGTTTTTCATCAAGGTCTGCGATATATTGGTCAATACCTCCGCCGAATTTTTCATCCGCAGTTGTTTTTGCAAAAAGACCAGGGCCCGTTCCTTGGTCCACAGCTGATTGAGCACTCAATTTTATTTTATCTGCAGGAGATGAAACTATAGGTGGAGCTGGAGTGTAAACTTTTGATGAAAGATTTCCATACTGAGAAATATTTGATGATCCTGTTGACGTAGTTGCTGTTCCTGAAGTTGCTGTTGATGGAGAGGTAACCGTGCTTCCTGAAGGACTCAACGCTCCATTTTCTACTGTAGCATTTTGATTAAAGGTGTTTGATGGCCCTGCTGTGCTTGTTTTCGTGCTAGATGCAGGAGGATTATCTAGTCCAGATAAAGACTTGTCTTCTTTTGTGTATAGATAATTCCCATATTTATCTTTTACATCAGTGTATGTTGTTGGAAAAGTCATTCCTGCATATACAGATGGCTTTACTTTTGGTGAAGAAGATACTGTCAGTTTGCTATAATCAGTTCCGTTGTCTGGGGAGTAACTGCTGACGTTGTTTGAAGAATTTCCCGATAAATTTGAAGTCGAAAAGTTCATTGAAGCATAAGGAGATGGTTTTCCGCTATAGTCAAAAGCACCACCTTGGCCATCTTGGGCCTGTGATTGAGGGGTTGATTGTTGTACAGGAGCTTTTGCCTTTAACCTGACAGCAGGAAAGATCATCAAATTACTGTAATCTGGAGTATTACTTTTTTGTGGTGCTGGCGGCATAACTGGACCACCCTGCCCATCGCTTTTCACACCGCCCACTTTATTCATTATTGACACTATTGATTTTACCTGTTGTCGTTTGGTACTTCCAATAGGAGAACTCATTGCTTCTTTAAAGGTCTTTGAAAGCTCCTTGTTAGTTAAAATTGACTTCATTAGGTCTATTTTTCTTTTATTGTTGTCTTTGTCCATTTTTTTATAAATTACGTAAATATGTCATGGGGTTCTTCCATTTTCCATAAGCTGTAGCAATCCTTAAATCAAGATGACTTGGATCTCCTCCAGATGGACTATATGTATTCCCTGTAGCCCCCATTTTTGCTATAGGTTGACCTTTTTTAACAACAGAACCTGGTTTAACTAATGAGTTTTGCAAATGACCATATTGATGTACATTCCCCCCGTTGTCTTTCATGACTATAACATTCCCCATTCCGTTTTGTGTCGGTCCAACTCCCTGTACAACACCATCGGCAAAAGCGGGGATTAGAGTCCCCGTCTTATTCGCAATATCTATCCCTTTATGTGAAGATTCTCCTCTTGTTTTTCCTCCAAAAGGGGTTGTTAATCTTCCTAAGTTTTTAAAATAATTTGGATTCATTTTAGAAATTCATTTAATTGTTCTCTTGTATTGTTCTTTTTTCCGTATTTTTTGTGAAACTTATTATGAGATATATAAGATAACGTGATTCCATTGTTGATATCCATACGTAATTCTGGAAAATCTGAAAAATTATTAATATGATGAACAGCTAACTTTCCTCCTATTTGTCCTGTCTTTTGACAAGTAAAATCATCTCTCTCTAGACAAGACTTTCTCCAGATGTCCATTTCCACACTATTCCTTATTTTTTTAGTTTCAGGAGTTACCCCACCCTTCCAACTAGGATTTTTTTCTCCAAACATAACAGGAGGGCGAACACCTTTTTCTTTCATTGCCAGGCTTCTTTTTCTATTGCTTTCAAGTGAAGGTTTGATGCCCAGATGAGATGTACTTAATTTCTTTCTTGCTTCCTCAGATAACTTTATTCCTTTTTTTGTGCTAACCTGGACACCTTTCTTCCCCTTATTCCACGGAATAGAGCCTTTTTTTGCTTCTGATATATTTTTTTTATGTTGATCAGAAAATTTGACTCCTTTTTTGGTGTCAGATATTTTTACACGAGTTTCCTTTGAATGAATTCGTCCAGACGAAATAATACTTAATTTTGCTCGTGTTTCTAAGCTATGCTTCTTTCCTAAATGAGAGAGCCTGTTTTTTTGTCTTGACTCAATAGAAGGTATCCTAGATATTATTTTTTCTATATTCAATTCCATAGATATATAATACCATAGTCCTTTCTTAATATCCCCTCAATTTTGTTAGAAGAGAAGTGTTTTGCTCTGGTGTTCCTGAGTAATTGGAGATGCCATAATTCTGCGCCATTTTTGCCCTATTGGCGTAGGAACCATCAGCCCCAGTGCTCGTTAGATAATCCTGTACAGAAACTCCTGAGTAACCACTAGTGTTTGTATTCGATGGAGTTGTGGTTGTTGGGTGAACAACATTCTTTGAAGCAGCATAGTCGTTGATTCTTTTTGACAAATCTTCAGCAGCTTTTTTGGTAGCGTCAATTTGTTTCTGTATTTCGGCATATCTTGCTTGTGTTGAATCTACTTGTGTTGAAGCTGGGGTATAAGGAGGTGGTGCAGATGACGTTTGAGTAGTTTGAGTAGTTGTTTGAGTTTGTGGGTATTTGGCAGCGTCACTTTCCATCTGAGCTTTATCTTTTGTTGTTGCAGCAGAAAATGGTTGACTTTTATCATAGTTTCTATATGCGGCATTCTCTGAATTAAGGGCATCCTGAAGAACAACGCTTTCTGCACTTGCTTTTTGTGCATCTTTGTTCTTCGAAAGGTTACTATAGTATTTTGCATAGATAGAACTTCTGTAGTTTCCGTTTTCATCGAGAACTGAATCCTTTAATTGCTGCAAATATTCTTCAGATTGATCTGGATATCTTTCTTTCAAAGCAGCCATGTCGTATTGCGCCAAAACATCATCCGATGGAACCAACCCCCATTTAACAGCACGCCACAGGTCTTTTGGTAATCCTTTTGCGGCGTCTTCATCGTTTAGAGCCTTTATTTGAGCAGGGGTAGCAGAGGTCATGTATTGTGCTGCCATTTCTTGCTCTTCTTTTGTTAGTTTCTCTTGTCTTAGTCTCTGGTCTTGCATTCTGGTCTGTCTTAGCGCAGAGTCGATACCTTCTGATTCTATACCACTTCCTGATATACCTCTAGACGCCATTGTGTCTTGCAATCCTTCTATTTGTGCCCATGCTTTTGTCGCGTCATCACTAAGAGCAATACCATAAGAACGGTTTAATTGATCTTTAAACTGCTGATAGTTGTAATCAGCAACTGCTTTTTCTTGTTCTGTAGATGCCTGTAATTGTTGGTTGGCTAGGTCGTAATATGCTGATTTGATATTTGCTACAGCATCTTTAAATTCCTGTGAGTCTTTATCTAAAATAGGAACAAGTGTCTTGAATAATTCCTCTGGGATATTAGACCCGTATTTCAAAATTTCAGGATCAAGAAGTCCTTGTAAGCTAGAGGTTGGTATCATTGATGCAGTATCATTGATTGATTTTTGCCCTTCTGCTGTTGCTAGATATTCAGAACGACTCATTTCTGGGTCAATTATCTTTAGGTTTTTTGCGGCTTCATTACCCTGAGAAGCCATTTCTCTTCGCTTCATATCATTTAAAACATCGCCAAGAGTATAACCGCCACGGCTCGTTAGAGCTCTAACATAAAATGCAATGACATCACTTCCTAATGTGTCTAAAAAAGCAGAACTTACGATTCCTTTATCACCAGCTACTTTTTGTATAAATCTTTCTTCTGTGAATGCAGCAGAGTCGTCGGGCTTATCATTTAATCCGTATCCGTAAGCAGATGTTGTTGTTGTGCCTGGGTCGTCAAAGGCATTCCCTGTGCCCGCTCCAGTATCTGTTCCGGCACCAGTGTCGGTTCCTCCTGTATTGGTTCCTCCTGTATTGGTTCCTCCTGTATTAGTTCCACCTGTTGTATCACCTGGTGTTCCTCCTGTTGTATCACCTGGTGTTCCTCCTGTTGTATCACCTGGTGTTCCTCCCGTTGTGTCACCCGGCGTAGTTCCTCCAGCATTGGGTCCAGCTGAATTAGCTGAGTTAGTGATAAAGGTACGTGAAATTGGTCCAAAGTAACCGGGGTTACCTTGTGTGTCAATTCCGTTTGCGTTTTGCCATGCTGCAACAGCTGCGGTTGTCTGTGGTCCGTAAGTACCAGGGCCTGTGTCCATTTGTGCTTGGGTCATATATCCTTGAGAAATAAGCCACTGTTGTAGTCTTTTTACATCCTCACCTGTTGAGCCTGGGCCCATGTTTGAAGAAACTCCTGGATCAGTTATTCCGGTTGCAGCTCCAGAAGTTGTTCCCGTTGTATTTCCTGGAGTTGTTCCTGACGTTGGATTATCAAAAGCATTTGTAGGAGTTGTTCCTGGAGTTGTTCCTGGAGTTGTTCCTGGAGTTGTTCCTGGAGTTCCTGCGTTACCACTAGCAAAAAAACTTCTTGAAATTGGCCCAAAGTAACCAGGGTTACCTTGTGTGTCAATTCCACTTGCATTTTGCCATGCCGCTACTGCCGCTGTTGTCTGTGGGCCATATGTCCCTGGTCCAGTATTCATCTGGTCCTGTGTCATATAGCCTTGGGATACCAGCCATTGTTGTAATCTTTGAACATCTGCTCCTGTTGACCCAGGGCCCATGTTTGAGGCGACCCCTGGTCCACCTTGAATACCCCCAGCGTTAGCTGTCTGACCTGTCGCTGGGGTTTGTCCTAAAAAATTTTGATCAGCAGGACTTCCTACTGGGACATATACACCTGGAGATATTTCTCTCATAGTACCGTTAGCAACACCTGCTTGCAGTTCCGCTTTTTGGTCCAGAGAAGATTGTGTTGTTAGTTTTCCTGTAACTGGGTCTGCTACATATCCCATTGTGTTTAAGTTTGCGTTAGACTGTACTTGTGCAAGTTTATTTTGCAGGTCATTAATCATTTCACTGTTATATGCTTGACCTATAAACTGCCGGCCATTTGAATCATAGTATCCAGTGGCTGTTTTTCTTTCACCAGGATGAGTTTTCATGTACTCAGTTCCGGTCATATAATTTTTCTGAAAGTTCTGTGCTTCTGCTATTTTATCCTGCATGCCCTTAACATACTGTTCTTGTGTTATTTCTTGATAACCATAAGGAACATTCCCAGAGTACGGTACTGCTACATACTCGTTAGACGTTCCGGCATTAGGGGTTTTGTAATAAACCGTGCTACCGACGCCATCTGGTTTTTTAACGTTAGAATTAGCAAAATTACCAGGAGTTACCTCGTTAGCATTAGTTGTCCCTGCGTTAGATACAATAGCATTAGTTTGTCCGTATAACTTATTCAGTCTTTCCTGTTCCTGAACTGGCAAAGATGCTCTATATTCATCTGTATAGTATTGTTCTGATGTTGTAGGAGCATTTGGCTTGAACTTAGCCATTGATGGGTCCATTTGCTGTGCAACGGCTGGAGCCTGTGCTATCTGCGCCTTGAAATTATCTATATCTCTCTGATTATATGTAGCGCCCACATAATTATTTCCTTTCCAGTTTGTTTTGTCTTTAGGGGTCCATGAAAGACTTCCGTTTTTTTGTTCATACTTATCTATGAAATCCTGAGCCTCTTTGATCTTACTATTTAAGCCCTGGACATATTGTTCTTGTGAAATAGGTGTATAACCATAAGGAACATTCCCTGCCCATGGCAAAGATGTGTATGTGTCTACACCGTTTTGAGTCACTTTATAAAATTGTGTTTGTCCTATATTAGCCATAGTTTTTTATCCTATATTATTTGTATTCTGAGTAATATCTGGATTTTGCCCAGAAACTCCTCCTTGTGATTTTATCTTTCCAAACAAACCGTCTAATGCAGATAAAGCTCTCTGGTGTTCTTGTGGATCTGCTTCAACTCCTCCATACGGTGTTTTTAATTGTGCAGGACTAAAATCAATGTTATCCATTGAACCATCGTCTTTTAATGCCTTGTCTTGGTTTAATGGAGTAAATCCTTCCAGTGCTCCTCCTGGCGCAAGTGCTCGTGAAGAAACTGTTGTAATAGATTCGATAGCAGCCTGAGGATCTTCAAAAGCGTTCTCTATTATTTTCATAGAAGATATTGGTCTCAACACCTTCTTTTTACTATCTGCTAGCCATAGTGTGCCGGCATTTGGGTTGTTTGGATTAGTTATCTTAACCAGAGCATGATCACCGACGAAGAACGGTGTTACTGCTTCTCCTTCTGATCCACCAAGCATATCTGGCATAGCAGGTGTTGGACCACCCATCCCCATCATTGGTTGCTGTTGTTTCTGAGGCATCGCCACATTTTGCGGTGTAGATTGAATTGAATTAACTGCATTTTTAGCTTGTTTCTTTTCCATGTCATCAGCCGTTTTTCTTTGTGTTTCCAAAATAGCCCTTATTTTCTTTGGGTCGTTCGGTAAGTTTTCTCTAACCCAAGCAGGGTCTGGGACAGGGAGCCCGTATTCATCATATAAAGCGGTTATTTCATCATCATTAAGCCTTGGCAGAGTTCTTTTGGAATCGTTAATAGTCTTTTGAATAGACTCGTGTTCAGCGGCTTGGCTGTCTGTCTTTTTGTTCTCTTCGATTCTTCTTTTTCTTAATTCTTCCATTAATTTGGCGCCTTCAGACTGACCTCTTGTTGTCCAGTAGCCAATATCATTGTGACCTCTCTCATTAGGAACAAAACCAAAAGACCTGAAAGCAGCATCAACCTGTTCTGGTGTGATGCGTGGTTCCTCAGGCTTATTGGCAGTTTCCCTTACGGTTTTTGCCATTCCTTGGTATTTTTCAGTTTTACCGAGTCCAGATTTTATAGACATTTTCTTTTAATTTAGATATGAACTCATTATAGCAAAGTCCTTTTATTTAGCCTGGTTCAAGTGTCTAAGCATGTTTTCTAGAATAGCAATGAGTTCTATCCTACTAAGTACCTCGGCTTTTGCCAATGATATATTGCTTCCATCGGTTTCAATTATGATTTGTCTCATTTTTGGGACAGGTGCTTTCTCTTCTGTTTTTACTTCTTTTGGAGTTGTTTCACTCTTAAGGTCTGTAGTAACCGCTGGTTTTGTATCATCTGCCTTAACTTTTTTTTCCTTCCCATTTTTTACGTCTTTCATATTTTATATATTATTATTAATTAATTGATATTATACCATACGATCTATGATAATCTAATACCAACAAACCTACTTCCGGCCTTTACTATTGTGTCTGAAGCGTCAGCTGTATTTTGTGCCCATCTTAATGTTATATTTCCTGTATTTGTTGAATTAATAACATAACCAGTTATCCTTACCTGTCTAATGAACCCGGCCCCACCACCAGGACTGAACCCCGTCGAAACACCATCAGTTGAGTGAGTGACGTTTGATGAAGAATCAACAAAAGACCACAAGCCCGTTGCCCCCGTTGGAACGCTAACTGCAAATTTTATATCTGGTGTAGTTCCTGTGTCGTATATCAAATCAATATCAAATGACCATGTATCACTAGCCCCAATTGCTATAAACAATTCATCATCATCTTGGGTTGTTGAACTGTTATTAATGGTTTCGTCTGATGTCTTGAAAGCACCATTTTTATGAACGATTGTCTTATTGGTAAGTGTATCTGTACTTGAAATGGTTGGTACGGCAACTCCCTCAACAGCAAGCACCCCAGCAGAAGAACGGGACAATGTGGTATCTGAAGCATGACCTAGTTCTATTGTTGAAATTTCGGGTGCTGTTATTGTCTTATTAGTTAATGTTTGCGTACCATCAGTTGTTAGTACATTACCTGCAGAGTTTCCAACTGATGATGTTGAAAGCACTCCATTTACCATAAGTGTCTGATTAGCTGGGGTTATGTCGATTGTCCCGTAAAGCAAGGCGCCTGCTTTGTCTCCTGCGGTATTGTTTCTGTTATAAGAATCTACATAAAAAGAGTTAGAACCTGTTTCATGTAATCCTGCATAATGTCCAATAGCAATGTTTCTTTCTCCTGTTGCACTCCCAAGAGCACTTGTCCCAACTGCGGTATTAAAATCTCCTGTGATATTACCACTTAAAGCTCCCCACCCAACAGCAGTGTTGTCTCTCCCAGTAGTTGTCTGGAACAAAGAACTATTTCCTATAGCAACATTCTGATACCCTGACGTGAGACCGTAAAGTGAAAATTTACCAATACCTGTGTTATTGAATCCAGTCGTCATAGAATCTCCAGCATATCTACCGACATAAACACTGTCTGGTCCAAGAGTTAAGCTCTCTACACCATCCACCAATATTTTACCAAGTGTGTCATTTTCTCTGAAGGTTGAGTTTATTCCTAAACTAGAGTCAGCTATGTTATCTGTGTAGGTTGTTGTGGTGTTATCTGAAATTGTATCTAAATAATAATAAGTACTTGATGCCCCTGCTTTTGTCCTGTATATTTTTCTACTTATAACACTATTTGACGTACTCAACTCTATCCCCGTTAAACTGACTTGTTTATTAGATGGGTCTACTGTAACTGTATTTGAAGCAGTACTTAATTGCGTTTCTCCAACAGCATTAACAAATGTAATTTTGTATAAGTGCGTACCGTCGTCTACGTTCCCTGTTCCTGTGGCAATAAGAGCTGCTGTACAAGCACCAGCATCAGTAACAGAAGTAAAATTAATATTCCCCCCCTGTAATAAGGAAATGTCTGCTCCATAATCCATGGTGAAGTCTCCTGATTCATATATTCTAAGAGATGCGATGTCTCTATTTGCATATGTATCTCCAGCCCAGAATCTGACATCATTTCCACCAGTTACAGTTGATGAAAGTCCGAATGAGTTTGCGGAGTCCCTGATATAGTCAGACCCAACATCAAAACCCCCAATAGCACCTGTTGTTGCTGTTATGTTTCCGCTAATGGTCGCTCCCGTTGCAGTTAACACTCCTCCTGGAGTTACTCTAAACTCAGGTGAGCCTGTTGTTCCTGAGAAGATTGCATATGTTCCAAGTGGAGTTAGTCCTATTGTATTTGCTCCAGATACAACACTCACACTTCCCGCTGTTATTGTTCCCAAGTCTGCTGCGATTGCTGACAGCTCAGACACATTCATTTTACCTGCGGTTATTGTTCCTGTGGCTATGTTACCCGCAACAATAGAAAGTGCTCCTATTGAATCTCCGTTTATTAAAGCCTGTCCAGGACCATAAGGAATAAAGTAAGCTGTAATGCTTCCGTTCTCAGCTGTACCAATTAGAATCTTATCTGCACCAATAGCTGTTGAGTATGTTGTTGTAACCTGTAAGACTGTTTCTGAAGTTGCTGGGTCTAGGTATATGTAACTTAAGGCAACCATATTTCCTGTATTACCTGCGTCTATAGCAAATGTTCTTCCGTTACTTAAAGTAATTGTCCCTGACGTCCACGCTATTGTATCTGCGTCTGTAACAGAAAATACCATATCATAAGTTTTTTCAAGTAAAGATATGTCTGTGTTTGAATCGTTTGGAATATTAAAAATTGGAACTCCGCTTACTGAGCCTCCTGTAATTGTTATATTTGATGCAGAAACAACACCGGCCTCAGTCACACTGAAAGGTGCCGTTGCTCTGTTGGCGTATGTGTCCCCCGCCCAGAACCTAACATCATCTCCAACGGTTACGGTGGAAGCCATCCCCATGCTATCTGCAGAGTCTCGAACATAATCCGCACCTATATCAAAACCTCCTATTGAGCCTGATGTTGCTGTAAATGAACCAGTAATACTTGCGCCAGTGGCAGTCAGAACTCCATCTTGAGTAATTGTTACTGTAGGAAAACCAGTTGGTCCTGCACTAAATGCAGTCGCGCCAGATGAAAGTATCGTTGTGTTAACACCGTCTGTTGCAGTTAAATCAGTATCTCCAATTGTAAATCCTCCTATTGTTCCAGAAAGGGCTTCTATGTTTCCACTAACAAAGACATTTGAGAATTCAGCATATCCAGTCTGTCCATCTATGTAGAATCCGACGCTTTTAGGTTTCCAATTTTTTGATCTGATAAAATTATCAATCCATACGTCCCCCATTGCGCCGTCACTTTTGACAGGTTGGTCTTCTACATTTCCATTTGCTCCACTTCCATATGTTTGTTCTGCTGATAGACTGCTCTGATCACTTCCGTTTTGTATGTTAGGGTCACTTTGATTCGGGTACGTAGGGGTCTGTGTTCTTTCAAGTAACACATCATATGGTCGCTCTATTTGGCTGTAATCTTTTGAGTTGTTGCTTGCCATGGTCTTATTTTTATCCTTCGTTTTGAGGAGTCTCATCTGTGGTTGGAAGGTAGATCAGACTCATTCTATTTATTTTACATCTCTGAGGTGACGAATCCCTAAGAGACACTGAAATTAATCTACAAACAGGAGGTTTCCCCCTCTGGTCATCTTTGTTAGTTATCTTTATGACAGAAAGACCTTTTACTACGTTTCCTTCTACTGCATAATACTCTTCTTCGTTTTCTAGATTAACGAAAACTTCCATATTAGATCCCCTTTCAACATCTGTAAGTAATGCAATTGGATTTATTGAATTTTCGAAATCACTTTGTGGTGTGAATTTCATGGTGTCAAACCTCATATGTATTTCTGTTCCATCATCGGTTTCTCCGCTTAAAAATTCTTTTACAGCATGATCCCCAGCATTGTCAGTAAATTCAAGCCTATCTGAGTCAGCTTCTTCGAGGAAAGTGGTAAATTGATCTGATTTAACGTTTGTGTGCACAAACCAGTTTTCTTGAACAAGATTGAACTCAAGACATACGTCTTCTAAAACCTTCTCAAGAGACCCATCTGGTTTGTATAATGTAACATCTCCTAGTGTGAAGAATACACTCTGTCCCTTTTTACCTGCTGCAGAATTTTCCTTGCCAGATTTTGTTGCTCCGTTTATATATCTTTCAACCTTGTTAGATACGATTCTTGGGACTCCACCACTTGTTGTGTAAATACCAGTGTAGTGCAGGAAGAATAGAATTCCTTTGCTTTTAACGTAGCCACGTTTTGAAACACATCCAATGTCAAAATCGAAGTTTTCTAGCACATAGTCATTCCACGATGATAGGTTTGATCTGTTTGATATTAGCATAACATTTCCTATGTTTGTCAACATAGTTATCTCATCGTTTTCTCCACCTGCTAACTTGAACGTGTCATACTGTTTAACGTCTTTTCCTGATATGGATGGGTTGTTTACCCACCTGAAGATTTTCTCTCCATTATATGTCCCAGCTATCCAAATTTCATCACTAGCCAAAAGATTAGGTGTCCCAGACCATGTTGCAACTATACTTGTCTCATTAATGGTTGTGACAGTTATTGTTGTAATCTTTGTTCCTCCTCTGTAAATATCATACGAATTTGCCCCTGAATCTGAATAAAAGAATTTTGTGTCAGTTACATCAATTGTTGACCCTGATGCTAGTGCGGTATAGTCGGAGTTTACTAGAGAAATTATACCCATTGGGTATGATGATCTTAGTACAGTTGTTTTGTATCTAACTCCCTGTCTAACAAAATCAGCCAAATACAACCTATTTTTATAAAAGTTTATTCTAGAAGCTGGCGGGGTATTATATAAATGTCCACTACCGCTCGTAGAATCAACGACTGTTATACCATCTGGTTTTATGTATCTATTGTTTGAATTAAAATTCACCAGGAAGGCGTTCCCCTCAGCATATGTTGAATCATAAATCCCACTTGGAATACTTGCGCCACTCCCAGTTAAAGGGCTCCATTGGTTAGCAGCATTTAATGCATATATGGTAGAAAGCCCACCTGGATTTTCATTAACCTGTTCGTCTACTTGAATTGAGTCAGCCACAACAAGAGAATAATCAATTATTGATGTTCCTCCTTCTAACTCAATAAAGTCAGACCCAAAAATAGTATCTGAAACATTAACAGATATAGTTGAGTTTTCTGCTTCACTTATCCTGTAGAGACCCTGGTTATTTGTATTCCTAAATGGGAATAAGGCATAGTTAGCACCAGTTACAAAAGGTTTGTTACTCGTGTTTGTTCCCAGGACCGTTTGTCCTTCTCTTTTTTCTATTGAACCTATTGTTTTAGATCTTGCATTCTCAGCATGATATAATTCTGTTTTCTTGCTAACGACAAAAGACACCAGGCCGTTAACGCCTTCAAAGTATGGAATGTCTATGCGTTTTTCTCCACTACCTGGTTTTTGCATTGTGTTTTATTTTAAACGTTCGCCTCTGGTGAAATCCCCCAAGTATCAAGGTTTGCATCTCTCTTCACAGAAGAAATAATCATGTCATTTAGCCCTTCTGTAAAATCACTATAGGACTCTTTACTTTGTTGTAGGTTTGGGAACTTCTTATATGCTCGATAAAGCATATAGTCCTTAATAACGTATTCTCCGCCATTTGGTAGGTCTACTTCATCAGTATTAAGTGTTAGGCGACTAGCCTTTTTTTGGTAAATATAATTATAACTCACATCTGCCCCTGGCGTAGGAAGAAAGCCAATCTTAGCGCCTCTTATGTAATACCTAGGGACCGTGCCGTTATAAAGATATGCATCTCGCAGGTTAATGAAGTCTATTGGGTTTTTATCTCCAGTAGCTCCGAAATCAGTCTGATCTAATCCATACATTATTGATATCATGTGATCAAAATCAGTAGGCAAATCATATTCAATCGTACCTGAGGTAACAGAGAATGTCCCAACATCTGAACTGGTGTATTCAACATTTGTTAAGTTGAGCTTATTCCTCATTCTTCCATATGCTTCAGATGCCCAACTCAGAGCATCATCTCTTGTGACAAGCTTTAGTTCGTTGTTACTTAGCATGCTAAAGAAGTCCTCAAGTATGTTTTCTGTGGTATTGGTATCAAAACCAGCATATGGAATTGCGTTTGATTCTTGAGACAGGTCTGCTGTAACTGAGTTATAGAAGGTGTACCATCCATACCCCGTTGAGTATGTTCCATCTATATATGTTGTGAACCAGTCGCTAGGTTGCAAATCAACATATCCAGTAAGGGGTGTTCCTGTTCCGAAAGTGGTCGTTGTTGTGTGGAAAAATCTAATCTGATCGTAAGGTATTATTGTTACTTTTGTGCTCTCAGGATGGGCGAATTTTGTAGAAGATGCTGTCTCAATAACTCCAGTAGTGCTATTTACTGTTGATATCTTTAGAATTTCAGCGCTTTCTGCGCCAAAGTTTCCAAGTAAAATAAAGGCATCAGCGGCGAAACTAGTATCTGTTGCATTTAAAACAGAAAAAGATGCTATTCCTGATGAATAATTTTTAACCAAATAAGTGTACTTATTTGCCTGTATTAATGTTCGATTATCTGCTTCAAGTGTTATTGCCATATTTGTATATTATTAGATATATTCTACCATAGTCCTACCTATTTTTAACTTACGCTTCCTCTTCCTCTTGTGTTTACTAATCTACCTGTTGGTCTTCCTATATAAGATATTCTACCTACAGGAGAAATATCTCTGGTTTTTCCAACAGGACGAGATATCGACGGTGAAAATCTGAATGACTCCATGGTTAGGTTCTCTGTGATTGAGATGTTATCAGTAACAGAGACCTCGTATATAAATACAGCTGCAGTTGATTCAGATATTACCAAGGAGTCAGAAACGCTAAGGAAAATAGTTGGGAATACAGCCGAAGCGCTTTCAGTAAGGGTAAAGCTATCAAAAACAGAGATATTTGTGTCTGATAACTGAGAACTTATATTTTCAGATAAGGTAACACTGTCTGAAACAGACACGTGGAATATTCCACTGACAGTTATTGATTCTGATACGGTTATGTTATCTGCCGCAGATATGTATGAGATTAACTCGGTTGAAACATTTTCTGAAACCGTCAGGCTATCAGAAACAGATATTTCCACTGCCCCAAAACTAACAGTAACATTTTCTGATAGGCTTATTATATCTGAGACGCTTACATTAAGTGTTGCCTCAGCAACGATCGCAACAGAGACATTTTCTGAGATTGTCACGCTATCACTAACAGAAATATCTATTCCTACTATTTCACTTATGCTTTCTGAGAGAGATAAATCATCACCAACAGAAATGTCCATATAGAGCAAGGAGCTGACATTTTCAGATACTGTTATGTTATCAACAACAGATATTTCACTAAATAATAGTTCCTGAACTGATTCTGATATTGTTATGTTGTCAGCAATAGATATAAATGAGAAAACTTCATTTGTGATACTTTCAGATACTGTTATGTTATCTGAAACACTGACATCTAGCACTCCAGTGGTGCTAACTGTAACCGTGACATCTTCACTAATTGAGATTGAGTCAGAAACCGTTATATCAAAAAACAAGACTACAAGAGCATAGTCACCATCGTATGTTAAATTAACGTCATCATACGTAAAACTGGCATCATCATAAGAGATGCCTGTATCATAAAGAGTGATGTTGTCTACGACAGAAATTGATAAATCCATGTTTTATTTTGTTTTCCACAGAACATGGGTTACCCCTGCCCAGGTCCGATGTCTTTACTTGAGATCTTATCGCTCACATTAACGTTTAGAAATTCCTCATTTCTGGGTTCTTCTAACGGTCTTTTAATCTCAAATTCGAAAACAACATCTTTTTGTGGAGCTATCCCATCTCCAGCTATTTGTACTCCGTCTAAGTATAATTTTCCGTTACTAAAGAGGATTCTATGTGTGCCGTTATCTATTTTCATATATGCTTATTTTATCACAGTCCTGTCCTTCTTTTTCCTTAGATATTCTAAAAAAAACAAAAAAACCGCTATTAACGGTCTTTTTTGTTCCATTCTTCCCTGCTTATGGAATTTTTTATTCTCTTAACTCTTATATTAACCTTGGCCAGGTCAACCTCACAATCATCAAACGCTATGTCTATATCATCTGATTTTTGTTTCATTCTTACTTCATGAGGCTCCAGCCCCAGTTTCCCAGCCCACATTCTCGCCCAATCTACTCCGCTTCCACTCCATATAATCATGTAGTTTCCTTGTGCCTGAAACCATCTGTATAGAGCAATTGTGTCATAGTTTGGGGTATCTACGTCATTTCCTGTAACTGTTCCAGGTATGATGAGAGTATCGTCAACATCCCATGCTGTTACTATTTTACCGTTTATCATATCTATTTTGTTATTAATAATGTTCAGGAGCATTGAATCGAACAATGTTTTGAAGCTTATGAGGCTTCCAAGATTACCAAACCTCCCCACCTGAATAAATCAATGGGGGGATTTCTCCCCCCAAAGGTTAGAACAAACTCGGGTGTTTTGACTCGCCAATGAATTCGTTGCAGTAGTCACTGACAAATCCAGGCATGTCGCCCTTGTTCGCTCTGTCAAGGAAACATTGAGGATCGACAGAAGTTCCGAGTTCTTCTCCGTACTCCTTACGAAGAGCTTGACGCACAACTTCCAAACGAGTCCCCCCAATCATCGTGGCACAACGAGAAATGAGATCATCATTTTGCATTTCGATTCCTCTTACGTTGTCTTCTGACACAAACGAATTTCCAGTCTGGATCCAACCACACCTTATTGATGAGGTCGCAAATAGCCTGGGGTTTAAGGTTGGAAAAAAGTACGTGCCAAGAGTAATGTTGGTGTTCGTCAACCACGACGACATTCCTAACTCCATTGACATAAACCTTTTTCCCGCCGTTTGATCTTCATTTTCTGTGATGTCGATTACTCGCCATCAGTTATCCTCCTATGCGTAAAGTACATGTAAAGATCTAGAAGATAATCGCACATCTCATCTGTGATTTCATCTTCTGACTTCCATCGCACAACTAACTCATGAATTGTGACATTGGTTAATTTGCCGTTGCCACGACTGTGAAGCACATAGTAGGTGAAAAGGTTCTCATCCTTTATCCCTGCTACATCCGCTGTATCCTCCACTAATGTTCCTGCGTACATAATGAACCTCCTTTGTTTGATAGCCCTATAGAGAGGGCAAGGATTTGACGAGGTGCCTGGCTTTTTATCGCCACTCATAACTCGTATAGTCACCTTGCATGAGACAGAGCCCTATCTCTAACTGTTGGTTTTTACCAACTTGGTCGGCTCCTTCTGTTTCTTGAAATTATCGTCTACCTATTCCGACACCCCTCTATGCGACTATCAAACTGTGATGAACTTTCGGGGGATTTGGCGTATGTATCGCTCCCATTTAAGAGGTCATACCGATTTTGCAATTTCTGCATTATTCTCCAGGATAGGAGACCGCTCTCTACATACCGATATGAGGGTGGCTTCTCCACTCCCCCCGACAGTTCACCACTTCCATTACCTATTATACCACCAGTTTTAAAAAAGTTATCCACAGTTTTAGAATATATAATTTAAAACAAAAAAGACTCCGAAGAGTCTAATTTGTCCAACTATATGAATTGCTTGTAGCATCCATTCTTATATGTTGTCCATGCAGTTAATCCTTGAACTTCATATATATGGCGTGCCATTTTTATATTACCATCAATTGTCATTATATCCAGCCCCAGTTCTCGGGATTTTTTTTCCCATATAGGCTTATGAATTTGCATTACTCCATAATCATCGGTTGGAGACTTTACTACCACTCCGTCTTTTCTAAACTGCATCAAACCACTCTCACATTTTGAGATAGAAACCATTATTACAGGTTCCTCTGGGAATGTGTCTCTTATGGTGGCTTCAATATACTCTGTGGAGCCTAAAACTGGCTCAGGCTGAGTGATATTCTCTTTTTCTTCACTTACTTCAACTACAATATTTTGTTCTACTGGAGGCTTCCCTTGAAGCACATAGTTAAAATTGTTTGTAACAAAACTAATCCATAAAGAAAATAAAATATTTTGTTTTTTAGATTTTAATTCAGAATGTAGTGATTCGGTGATGCCATGTTAAATCACCACTGTAATGCGATTCATTACCATAATAATATATCATAGAATACATATTTTTGCACTAAAAACTGTGGATAACTCAAAAAAGTAACAAAGAATAAGCATATTTTAGATATGCAAAATCCTTAATTTTTATTTTTATTTTTTACTGAGTTAAAATAGCCTTACCTCCAGAATATTGATTTTTCCAATATATGCTCAGTTCCACTCTGGTTTTTTCTTTGTGACAATCTCTACAAAGAGTTTGTCCGTTATTTATGTCATACCTTAATTCCGGATAAAGAGTCCACATCTTTATATGATCTGCTTCTATCCTGCATTTAGATTTGCCACATTTAACACATGAATATTTATCTCTACTGAAAATATCTCTCCTCCATTTTTTATAATCTGCAGATGATATCTCTTTTTGTCTTTCTGATCTGGTGCTGTGTCCCAATCCTTTATTCCATGGGGTCTTCATAACACCTCTTTTGTCCTTATTCCAAGGAATATCCCCTTTCTTAAATTCAGTCATTTTTGACACCCTTACACCTTTTGGGGATCCTCCTCCTATGAAACCGTGACCTTTTTTAAATCCAAATTCTTTTCCGAAACCTTTTAACCCCTTATTCCATGGTAAAGAACCACGTTTAAACATACCTGCGTTGAAAACTGGTTTTGCTCTAGTTTTTGATGTAAATTTACCAGAACATGTCTTACTACAAAATTTCTGTATCCTTTTTTTTAAAAGAAAATCTTTTTTGCAGTTTGGACACTGTTTTATCATTTACCTAAAATTACTTTTTTCCCGACATCATATACCCCAGCAGCAGAAAGTCCTAAGATAAGTCCTGTTACCCCACCCTCAATTGAAAGATTAACGAGCAAACCAAAGGCTACTCCAAATCCAATTGAGACAAGGACAGCATACTTACCAGTTACACCAAATTGCTTGGTGATTTCTGTTAAGGCTAATACGATAGGAATGATTATTGTTTGATCCATTTCTTAATTATAACAGGTGTTTCTTCTTTGACAAGTTTTTGAATATGGTAAATAACAGTCGTGTGATCCTTATTTAATAGTTTTCCTATTCTGTTATAAGATAATCCCCTTGCTCTCATTACCGCCATTTCACCAGCCAAATGTTTTTCTCTAACACTAACTTTTTTATCCCTCAAAACAGCTCTTCCTATTGAATTTTTATCTGGTGGACAATACCTGCATATATTTTTTTTAATCTTGGCGCCACAGTTAAGACAGAAATCTGGATATAATCCATTTTCGTATCTATGATACTTAACGCCCCCAACAAGGGTCAGTGGCTCACCATTTTTTAGTTTCTTTTTCTGTTCCTCATTAAGGCTTCTGATATCATACCCTCCCACTTTTTTGTTATTACGTGTCTTGCCTCTCCATAGGTTTTTTTGCCTATGCTTCAATTCCTTTTTATATTCGGGACATGAATCCTTACACCACTTCCATTTATTTTTAGACAACTCTGCTCCACATTTACAATATCTCATATGTTATTTTTTTGACCTATTATTACAATAATCGCACGTTGGAATCTTTGATAGAATTCCACATACGCCACATCTTTTTTTATCTTCCTTTTTTCTTTTAAAAATACCAGCAGCATAGGATCTTCTCTCATTATTCCTATACTCCTTTGTGTACGCCCCACTTGAATTACCACTTCTTTGCCAATGGTATATTATTGTTGATGTAGTACACCCATAGCTTTTTGCAAGATCGCTTATCTTCTCTCCTTTTTTTCGCCTCTCAACGATTTCCTTTCTCTGCTTTTCGTTAATAAAATTTTTCTTCATATGTTATTTTTTTAATTTTGTGACAAAAAGAGGAGCTTATTAGGCTCCTCGCCCTTTTTTTGAGGGTTGCAAAATCATGATTCTGGAACAAGATTATTTGCCTCGCACACGATGTCAACACAAAAGTGACGAATGTATCTCGGCAAGACTCCTGTTTTCTCTATCAGCTGGTAGACGCCGTACGCGTTCACAGCATCTCTCAGATCCTTGTCCAATGCCCTGATGGCGTTTAGAACAACATCGTACATCGGGCAATCGCAAATCTTCGCTGCCTCAAAAAGAAGTTTTGCATCATTCATGACACACCTCTATGTTTGCGGTTTGTTTCCCCACACACAGTTTCGACCGATATAAAAAACTTTTCTTTCTTAAGTATATCACATCTCAAAAAAAGCCTGTGGATAACTAAAAAGAAAATACATCAGATATGATATCAGAAGTTTTAATTCCAAGTTTTTTAGCAACCGCGGCAGCATATGTTTCTGGATAATTATTATCTGAAGAAGGTGCATATGTTTGGAAAAATTCAAGTAGGGTCATCGTTGGCTTATATACAGCCGAACTACCTGTGACGGCCAGTTTTAGCTGATATACGAGTGCTTTAAACCCATCGTCATAAGTTGCAAAAACAGAGAATCCCCCATCTGTTCCTGTTTGAAATTTACTGTATCGTAAATTACCGGGATTATTCTGTCTGTATGAACGTGATCCTGGATACCAGCCCTCATGTATTTTGATGGCTTCTGCCCATTCTTCTAGTGTTTTTTTATCACTATCTACCACTGGAGTTTTTTTAAGAGACAGAGAAAGAATTTGAGATAGCAAAGACACCTGTTTTTTTAGTAGTGATATTAAGAATGTCATGAATTCTGGAGACTTCTGGATATCTTTCCAATATGGCGCCAAAGAGGCATTCATAAAAGCTCTGTTTCCGTCGACAGCGTTTATCTCGAACTCCTTGTAGTATGGTTTGTAAACAAGCTGACCATCTTCCATAATGGGCGTCTTGTCCATGTAATCAACTACTGGCTTACCAATTCTCTTTGCTCTATTTGTATACGCGTGACGTATTTCATGAGTAAGAGTTCTATATACGTCATTTTGTTTATCCCATTCTTTTGTTGTTGCTACTTCGATAAATTCAGTTCCAGGATATACACCATTGAACGTACACCAATGAGCAACATATCTTCCTTCTTTGGCTGCTTTTGTTTCTTCTAGATCATACAAAAATACAACTGCGTGATATACATATTCTGGTACAACCTTGCTGTCTCTTATTATCTGTTTAACATTATCTGTTCCAAATGCTTCGACAACACTTCCATCCTGCCTGGTCATGTCAAGAAACTTTTTGTGAGTTACATCAATATCCATTTCAATAATATTAAAATCAAGCTTAAATGGAGTATGAGATTCTTCATACTTACGAAATAATTCTAGATCATCTAAAATATCTATTTTTAATCTATTTTTTATAACTAGTATTCGAAAATCCATATTATTTTATATTAAATGCTAAAAATTTTAAAAGCGCCCAGAACCCTGCCGCTATTGCTACGAGAGAGACTGTAATCTTACCTGTTTTTGTTACGATGTTTCCAAGCGTATCTAGCCACTTTATTGCTCCATAAATTTTATCTAGCTTTTCATCTTGTTCTTTATTCTTGTCTATAACCTCTTGATGTAATCGGTTTATTTTTCCATTGACGTATTTATTGATTGCAGTATCCACTGCCGCGTCTATATGATTAGGAATATCACTAATCTCTCTTTGGAGATTGGCGATGTTGGCTTCGTTGGCTATTACTTTTTGTTCTATCTCTTTCATATTAGTAAACAAAAGCATTAGCACCTCCGCCACCCGAAACTGCTGACGTTGTAAAATCTCCCTCCGTACCCTCGATCAAAGTACCGTCTGGCAGATATCCACAACACTTATAATAATACGTTGTACCGCCCTCTAGGTTGTCTAGCGTTACCGAGTGTCCTGTTACATCAAACGATACAGCGTTACCATTGTATTCTGTAATTTGCGATGTCCAAATTTTACCAAATTGTTCTCTTGGTGGAACTGTTGATTGCATATCATATACACCTGTTGTTACTCCGTAAGCAATGAAAGGTATTATTTTATTTCTCAAACATTTTGCAACCGCATCACCTTGAGCAGATGTGTGAGTGTAAGTTAGGTTAGCTGTAAGTGTTAATGATACACCTGCTGAGATTGAAGCAATTACGCCTGTTTCTTCTCGTGCTGTTCCATAACCTATTTCAATAGTTTCTCCTACCTCAAAGCCTGTTGTTGCTGTTACGTTTAGAGTAGTACCTCCTGATGCTGAATCTGCGTCTACTGTTGTTGAATATATTCCTGCGTTTGTGCTGTCAAAAGTAATAGTAATTTGTGATGATGTTGGTGTTCCCTCAACTATGTTATCGGTTGTAAGTGGTTTAACTTGACTTGATTGTGCATTTGTTCTTGCACTTGTTAGTTCAGAATACTGTGCAGGCGTTTCAGTAGATGTTGTTGCATTTGATGTGTCTACGTTACCTATAACAGCACCAGCAAATCCGACAATGTAATCATAGTCTGATGTCATAACATCTTCATAGCCTGCTCCTCCTATGTTCCATACCTGATATGTTCCAGATATAGATGCAATGTATGAGTTGAATGATGACGTGAATGTTCCTGTGCTGTCTGAGGCGAAAAGACCAGGTCTATTGCAACCTTTTATATAATTTCTTGTTAATTTTTGTATTCCTGCATTTGATGCACTTGCTTGACCTATTATAATTCCGCTTGCCCCAGGAGCTGACGTAAAATACGAATCTCTAATCTCCTGAGTTTTTCCACTAACTGCATATATAAACTGGTTATTATTATAATCTATATGAACACAAGAATCTAATACTTGTGTCGTTGAGCCGTTAGCAGCAAAAAGATGTACACCTGATACGTTTTCCACCCAACAGTTTTTAAAAGTAACTGATGATGTTGATGCTTCTGATGATGGAAAAGATAATGTTACGTTACCACCGCAATCTTTTAGTAAAATGTTAGAAAAAACTGTATCACCTTTCCAACTTGAACCTAGAAGAAAACTATTATTACCATTTTCAGCATAAAAGTTCACCATACCTGAACCATCACCAACTGCATTAGATGGGTCAATATACATTACATAATTAGCCCCTTTTATTTCCATAAATCCCCATTCTATTGCTGGAGCTGAATCGTTTACTGCGATATGAACATAACCCCACGCCGCCTTTGAGCTAGTTAGATAACTGTTTGTTTCTATTCCTGATACTGTACTTTCTGTGTTTAGAAATCTAATTGCAGTAGTTCCGTTTGGTGTAATCGTGTAGTTTCCATCTACATACGCAATTGATGATGGCTCCATTCTCCAAATTTGGTTTGTTATAGTTGTATTGCCTGTAAAGTGGTCGCCGTCATTTATTGCCATTATTATTTCAAACACTGATGTGGCGTCTGGGGCAGTTGATAATGTTGGAAATGTTAGAACAGTTGCTGTGTTTGAAGTGATTACAGCCTCTTGTCCTGAACCAGTACCTGACGTAATTGCTAGAGTGAAATTAGCAAAGGCATTAGTTGTCCAACTTGCGGCACTAAAAGTCAACGAGGTAGTTGTCCCGCTCGTTGCTGTACCTGCTATATTTGCTTCTGCATAATTTCCAGTCCAGTTCATATTAGTTTTTCTTTAATTTAATCTGCTCATCTTTTTGTTTCAACCTTTGAATCATTGTATGGTAATCCGAAGATTTCATCGCTTTTTTGGCGGCAGTAAAAATAAGCTTCTCGTTCTTTTTCAAGCTGACACGTCTTATTCTTTGTATTTTTGCCATATCTCGGTATATATCTTTCATATAAATTTATTTAAATCAATTCTAGTTTGTAACATATCGTTACCCTCTGGGTCTTTACTTGGTGTTAGGTTTTCTTCGTCTATCCAGCCATCAAGAGTAGCCTGTGCTTCTTCCTGTGTAAGTTCCTGTAAGTCTTTATGCTTTAATTTCTTTTCTACTATGATAAGAGTTTGTGAGCCGTCTGTCTTTCCTTTGACGTGGCAATAGTCCTCTGACTTTATTACGTCAGGCTCTCTGTTGAGTGTGTTTGTTGTTAGGTAAAAATAATTCATATTAAGATTTTGTTATTCCTAATTCTACAGTATAACTACCAACACCTGAAACGGCTGTGATGTCCATTCCGAATATATCCCCTGCTGTTACTGCAGTCGATGTGAAGTCTGTTAGGGTTGTTGTGTACAATACTGTTCCTGATGAAATTGAAATTCCCGATGTGTTTATCACGTTTGTGATAGTAGGAACGGCTGTGCCCGCTGCGATTTTCCAGAATTTAACTGTCATTGTTCCTGCATCTACTGTGATAGTAACAGATGATATTGTCCCAGCTACTGGGAATTTAGGGTAAAGACCAACATCACCTGTTGAGGGTGCGGCTGATGATGACCAACCTACTCCATTACTTCGGAGTGAGTCTGCGGTCTGTGTTACTTTTAATTTTGTTTGTGCCATATATATATTATAACATTAATGCTAAGAAGCCTGAATTATTTGTGCTTGGTACGGTAGTTAAATATTTAAATATTGCGATTCCGTCAGAGCCAGTCCCTCCGTCAGCATTTCCAGTTCCACCACCATCTCCACCTGAACCATAAGTAGTAGCGTCTGCTCCTGTTCCAGCGCCATAATCGCCTCCATCTCCACCCTCACAGTAAGTTACAGAAGAACCTGAAATAGTATTTACAAGTCCGTCACCTCCTGCTGTACCTGTAGTTTCTGCACTTCCGTCTACTCCAGCGGTACTTGCTCCACCTCCACCTGCTCCACCAGTACCCCCAGCAGTATCTCTGCTACCTCCGTCATTTCCAACTCCGTCAGAAGCTGTTGCAAGCCCACCACTAGCTCCACGTCCACCTCCCCCAGCAGAACCTCCGTTATCTCCTACCTCGTCAGCAGTTCCACCCTCTCCTCCTCCAAGAGCTGTAAGAAAGTCAAAACTACTATTAGTTCCTGATACGTTTGTAAGTCCTCCTGTACCTACTGTTACTGTATATCCGTTTTCTGGTGTTACATCATAACTTTCTCGGTAAACATATTCTCCAGCTCCACCTCCTCCACCTACGTTAGATCCTCCTCCTCCTCCTCCAGCGATAAGCAAAATTTCAACAGCAGAAAGTGTAGCATCTGGGGTAAAAGTACCACTTGTCGTAAAAGTGTGGATTGTGTAGTCCCCGTCTGTTGTAATTGTTCCTCCTGTTGCTCGTGCCATATTATGCTTCGGTAGTTACTGCTACTACTTGGTACTGGCTTGCACCTGCGTTGTAAATTACGCCCACGTATGTCCATTTACCAGCTGTTGTTGCTGTGGGTAGTGTTACCCCTATTGCTGTGAATCCTGTCCAAGTTAATCCTTTTGTTACCCCTGCGTCTTTAAAGCGTATTACTATATTCTGTCCGTCTACTGGTGTTCCTGTAAATGAGAATGTTGTGGCGTTTGCTATTGCGGTTAGTTCATATATATCTGTAACTGCAACGTCTATAACTGCTGTAGCGTCATCTGTGGTTGTGACTACTCTTTTTGTGATTGCTTTATCTTCAAGTGTTTGAGCACCTGTTGTTACCACTACCGTATCGCTTGAAAGTGTTTGTGATTGATAAGTAACTAATATTTCATCTCCTGATACTGGAGCTACTGCAAAATCAAAAGTTCCTGAAGCTGGTGTAGTTTCTGTCCAGTCTTCTCCAGAGCCTTGTGTTTGTGCTTGTCCGTTTAGATAGACCGTAAGTGTTCCAGTTGTATAAACTGATTGAGATACTGTAAAGGTTGTGTTTGAGCCGTTAATTGTGCCTGATAAAGCTCCGTAAGTATCTGATGTACCTCCTGACTGGTCTATGTATTCGTTGTTGAAGTATGTATTACCTCCGCCAGATGGTGTCTGCCAAGTTGCTGCGGTTCCTGAAGTTGCCGTAAGAACCTGACCTGATGTTGGTGCGGTTGCTGATGATACGTTTACAGTTGTTGTTGCTGACTTTAATGCGTTAGTTATTCCTGATGTAAGGTTTGTTGCTGAGCCTGATATGTTAGTTCCCACGAGAGCTGATGGTGTTCCTGCATCTCCGTCAAATACTATTGGTGCCCCTGCTGAGCCAATATTTACTCCAAGAGCTGTTTCTACACCAGTTCCAAATGTAATAGTTGCTTGTTTTGCGTTTAATTGTGTCTGTATTGGACCTGTTGCTCCTTTAACATAAGAAAGTTCTGTAAGTGAGGGATATGTTGCAACTGGTGCGGATACAATATTCTTTGAACCGTCTGTGATTAAAATTTCACTAGCTGTAAGGTATGAGCCTGTGATTGAAGTTGTAACCGTAACAGCTCCTGCAAAACCAATAGCACCAGCGCCGTCAACTGTAATTGACTGCTCTGGTGCTGCTGGGTCAGCTGCTACTATTCTGTGAAAAGCAGAGTGACTCGGATTATTTAACGGGGTGGATGCTGTTGGTAGTTCTATTGCCATATGAGACAATTATATCACAGTCCTATTTGATTTCTTTTGACTTTCGTCCCTTAACAGGGGCGTTTTGAAGAGGAACTCCTCCTAATGGGTACTGTCTCCCTGTATTATCTATGTGTTGCACAAGGATATTTGTATCTACAAGAAATGGATATTTCTTCTTCTGATATTCCGGCCATCCTGCTTTTTCGAAGATTTTATCCTTCATAACTCGTTTACAGAAGGCAAGGTCGGTTGTCCCTCTGGTATAGGCAAAACGTCCGTCAGCAGGAGCCTCTGGGTCATCTTCCTTATTTTCAAAACCAAAGTTCCCAACATTGTAGTTTGGAAGAGAGAAAACTCTCCTGGTAACCTCATTCCCAACCATATATTCTTCACTTTCGTTCCAAAGAGCCTTTATAATAGATCCATGGATTAGTGTGAATCCAAACGGAATACCGTCGCACCATACCTTATCTCCAAGCTTAAAGTCTCTGAAAGACCCGTTTCCTCTTCCTCTATAAAGAATAGGTTCAGCTGGGTGTGATTTTGTGTAATATAGCCCAGAAATAATTGGTGTTTTATTCTCTGTCATGTACTCATTTAGTCGTAAAAATGCATCTGGGGGGATAAGATTGTCTTGTTCTATCGATAAGAACCACTCGTAATCTCCTTCGACAACCTTTTTAGCAATAAGGTTCTCTGCATCAGGAAGTTGGTACTCAAGAGGGACGTAAGTTGACATCCATTGCACCATTTCTACCTGAGACCAATTTGTTGGTATAACCTGCCCATATCTAGCCATCATCCATTCTATTCTAACCAAACCAGTTGTTGGTATGGCAATAAGGATTCTGTTCGTCCACGTAGCATTATGAGAAGCTGGATTCTTGTCTAATTCCTGTCTTATTTGACCCCAAGAGGAATAATCATTTCTCATCTTTTTAACATTGGTATCTTTTGTAAGCTTATTAAGCTTTTTTTTTGTTTTTTTCATAATTATATGTTTTTAGTCATTTTAGTATGCTTTGCAAGCTCCTTAAGATATTCTTTGTCAACGTTTAATCCCTTTTGTATTTCTCGTTTGACAAGAACAACTTCAATGTTTCCATTTGAATGCCATGTGTTTATTTTTATTCTCCAAGGAAGCGGTGCATATATTCCATACAACCCACCATGGTAAAACTGGTCATCTGGATCAAAATAACTCCAAGTTTCTTCGTTAATGAAATTACAGTGGGTGGGGTCTCTAAACATACCAACAGAGGTAGCATATGGAGCTCCTATAATGAACTCTCCCTCTGGTTTAAGTATTCTCCACGCCTCATTCATAAACTTAATAAAAACACCCTGGGCAGGGTTAATGTGCTCTATTACGTGACTAGAAACAGCTGTATTAAAAGATTCTGATGGAACCTTCCATGGAAACTTTTCTAGGTCTTGCACCAAATCTACTCCAGGAAGAGCTCGGTAATCAATACCGAAAAAATGCTCTCCTGCTTTATTTGCTCCACACCCAATGTCAACATAAGAAACTTTCTTTTTTTCAATCTTGCTTTTGTTTTTTTGTTTTTTCATATTTCATAATTTATAATAATTTCAATAAATTGTACCATACTTTTTACACAAAGCAAAAACCCCTTTCTAATACAGTATTCCATTTTCATCAAGAAGCTTTTTCAGGCGAATAATTTCTTTTTTAAGATCTTTTACTGATGTTTTGTGCTTTTTAACTGACTTAACACCGTCAAAATGATCCTGGAAGTGCTTTTTCTTAGTAGTCAGTTGGAGGTTGCTTATTTTATTATTATGCCCATTTCCGTCTTTGTGGTGGACTATTTCATTTTTTGTAAGATATCGGCCTAACTTCTTCTCCATAATAAGACGATGTTCCATAACATAGTTATCTGCGTTAGCCCAAGGATGCCCATGAGTCAGAATTTGAATATACTTACCACGGGCCCCAGCGAGACGTCTCCCTCCCTTCCAATTCCCAGATGCTGGGCCCATCCTATTTGTTAAAGCAATTCCTTCCTTTACTGTTCTCATAGGAATACCTGCATATTTAAGTGCTGAGTACACATTACCTCTGGTTCCCCCACATTCTTCAGATATAGCCCTAACTGAAAGTTTTTCCTCTAGATATTTCTTTTTTAACCACTTCTTATCTCTTAAAAACTGATTTGAAGAAATTCTACCCCGAATACTCACGCCATGAAAAATCATAGCTTTAGCCATTGTCTTATGGGTAACTCCATATTTCATCGCTATCTTAGATACAGGAAGTCTTTCCTTTATATAATGCCTTATTAGATCTTCTTTGCTACACACGTTTTTGTAATTTTTCATAATATAAAACACCTACTAATAGTAGGTGAATTATATACTTTCTTTTCAATATTTACTACTTGACAAACAGTGATTATGCTGATGCAAATCTTATTTGATATGTAGCGTTGACAGACTGGTTTGTCGCGCATGAACTTGAAGCGAATGTATTCCCTGCGAACAAGGTACCTGCGCCTGCTGTTGATGTTTCGAACAATCCAATGTTTGAAATCGCTGCTGTAGCTGTAACAAAACTGTTTGCTGAAGCGAATGCTCCTGTAAACTGTGCTGTTCCTGAAGCTACAATAGAACTTGATACCCCTGCTCTTACCTCTACTTCACCTGAAAGTGATGTAGCGTTTGATGCAGGAGCTCCTCCTGTTCCCAGCGCCATGTGCGTTACACTCTTACCAGCTCCTGAAGTTAGCCAGTCTACTAGATACTGACGTATTCCGTCGTTAGTAATTTGGTTTTCCTTCCATCCAGAGTCACCTGTGACGCCTTTTCCGTCTTCAGTGATTTGGACTCGGAAGAACCCTCGCACACTCATTCCGTCTGAATGACTGTTTGTTTTCTTCATGTCTTTTTTCCCTAAATAATAAAACACTAATCTAGATTAACGTCCAATATAGTTTATATTCATATCCAACTGTCTTTAACATATTTATTATACAATATAATTAAAAAAAAATACAACATTTTAAAATATTGTATTTTTTTTAATGTTTAAGGCTAGACAATTGCCACAGTAATATCTTCTGTCATGCTTAGAGAATCAAACACAGAGACATCAAATCTGGTTATATAGATTGTAACACTTTCAGAAATAGAGACTCGATCTGCTTCATAAACAACCGGAGCGAATGCTGAGTCTTCATTTCCTGATGAGAACATGTATGACTGAATTCCTTTTACATTTACGTGATTAAACAACATTGTAACTTCACTGTTGTTGTTAACATAAATACTCAATGGGTCACCAGAAACAGAAGCATCTGCAATAACAGCTTGTTCTATCTCATTTACATAGAATATCGCTCGTCCTGCCTCCCATTTAATCCTGTATGAAATGTCTGCATCTGACCAAGCTGTCTGCCATTCTATTGTCACTGAGTTAGTGGTTGTCCCGTTTGATGTCTCTGCTGTGAAAGCACCATTTACGATTTGGAAATAGATATACGCGTCCTTGCCAAGTTGTGCGAACCCGAACTTTTTATCGTCTCCAGAAGCTGGGGCTGGAAGATTAAGGTTTATAGAAGCGTCCCCCCTCAAAATATCACCGTAATGAATGAAACTTGATTGTGGCGCTATAAGCAGCTTATTTGCGCCTGCTACAGGAGCATCACCAAAAATGGTCTTCCATGTAGAAGTATCATATCCTTGACGAATTGGATCGTAATAGAAATTAAAGTATTGATTAGACATATTGGTAAATTATTAAATGTATATCTTGTATACGCACATTATAACATAGTCCCTTTTTGTCTAACCTAAAAAGATACTATTTCTTTGATGTTTTTGATTTCTTTTTTTCAACTGGTTTTTCCCCATTAACTTCCTCTACAGGAGCTTCCCCGTCTATCTCTTCTGGCAAATCTTGAAAATCTGACTCGTCTTCAACAGGCTCTGGAGCGGTTATAATAGGGGCTTTTTGTGCCTCTGCCGGCTTCATTACTGGTGCAACTGGTGTTTCGTCACCTTTGTCCATTCCACTCGCTAATTTTAGTATCATATCCTTCAAAATATCTGGATTTTTCTCCAAAAGAGAAGGTAGCATTTTCAAAGCTTCGTTTTCAATGAGTTTTCTCATTTGTGGTGTCAACTTTGTTTTAGGTGCTGAACCTATCATTTTTTCTGCATGACCATATTTTATCTCTTGTATCATATGATCTGGTTCAATATCACTACGTGTATCTACATAAGGATCTACATCCTCTTCTTTTATTTCTACAAAATCATTTCCAAAAGAAGGGTGCTCTCTTAACATTTCTACTATCGCAGAATCTTTTTCTGGAACATCTAATACTCCAGACTGAAATCTAACGTAAATACCAGGGACAGCATGGACACCGAGAGCTCGATTTCCTTCCATTCCTGGTTTTAAAACCACCATATAATTAGCGTTCTTGCTTACAAATTTTGTTGACATATTTTTATTCATAATTTCTAATACTACCCCTCTCTGACCTTAATAAGTAAGACAAGTTTCCTTATCTTACCTATAAAGTCAGAGTTACCTAAGACTATTCTACAATTCCTACGATTCGTACGAAGTTTCCTGTTGCGTCTGCAAGTGTTGCAGCATCTTTTACAAGAACTACGAACTCATCTTCGTCTTTTCCGTCAATTGTTCCGTTTCCTGAAGCAAAAGTAAGGGTTGTCTCTGTAGTATCTACAGAAAGTGCACCAAATACTTGTGTCTCAGTTGTTCCACGTCGTCTCCAGATTTGGAAACTATCTACTGCTGCTGTACCCATGTTTACTGAGTAAACAACTTCCTGAAGTCGAACTCGGTGTCCTTTTACGTAGTCGAAGTCGTATGAAGGAATAAGACCTGTTGAAATGTTTAGAGATACTGATGTATCCATTGTAACGTCCCAAATAGTCACACCGTTTCCGTCTGTTCCTGATGATATTGCTCCAGTTACAAATTCACTTGAATCTGTTGACTGTGATCGCAATGTGTCAATTAGCTTTGCTTCAAAAATACCGTCCGCGTTGATAGCGTCTGCTAGAGCACCGACAGTTGTATAAGTAGCAAAAGCATAAGTATCTGTACCTCCATCTGAAGTTACCATAACAATGTTAGTTGCTGTTGTAACTGTTACAGAAGTAACTGTACCTGCGCTCAATTTTCGAAGTCGGATTGCAATTGGACCATTTGTACCATTTTGACGTGTTACACCTGTTCCTAACAATGCTCGTACTTTTAATGAATCTTGTGATGCCATTTTAATGTTTGTTTTAACGATCAATGACCCGTGATCTAATCGGGAAGTAGGTCGAACCTACCCACGCTTGTGATTTATACTCCCACAAACACCAAGGAGTTTTGCCCGCTTAGGACCGGAGTGAGAAACCCTGTTGAGCATAAGAGGTTCCTCACTCCAGCCCTAAGGCTGGACGACAGAGTTAGGCTGTTACTCCGAGTAATAGAGCATGTTTAGGTGCTTGTTCTCGTTGTAGTCCTGCTTCTGTTAGGTACTGGTCTACTTGTCCATCGGCATCTGGTGCTTGGATGTTAGTCTGTAGGCTAGTATCTCGATTGTTCATGAATCTGTACTTGAATGACTCCATATCCATCATGAAGGCATAACCTGCGTAATCCTGAACGAACAATGGGTTGTGAACAATGTTCACTGTACCGAATGCGGTTACCCATGTGCTGATCTTCATTCCGTAAGTTGTGTCTAGAGACTTAGTAAGGATTTGACCTCTTGCAATTTCATTAATTGCCTGAAGAGTGATTCCACCAGCAAACAACATTTTTGTGTCGTTACCGTATGTAAATCCTTCTCTTAGGAATGTGTTGAAATCTGGAGCTGTCAAAGATCCTCCTTGGTTCTGAACATATGAGTTTCCTGAGTTTATAAACTCAAGTACACCTCCTGTTCCTCGCTTTGGATGACCTTGTGTTCCTGTTGTTGAAGTTTTTTCACCCCACCAGAAAGCTCGTTCGATATCAAGAGCATGCTCTGTACCTTTTTTAGCTCTTTGATAAGGAAGATCTTTTCCACCATACAAGTTAGCTTCTTTCTCTGTATTTGAAAGAGCAATTGTTGTTTTAAAGATCTGAGTATAGTTTGTCTGTGGTGTTGATCGAGTTGAGTTAACGCTTCTTGCGCCACCGTTTTCCTCGTTCGCATTACCAATGATAAACAAACCGTCTCCTACTGCTCCTGCTACTTCTGTTGTTGTACCGAAGGCTCGTCCTGCTGCAGCAACTGTAATAGTTGTTGCTGAGGCGATTGTTGCTACGAGCATGTTTTCACCTGTTCGTGCGTTCTTGATAACATCACCTACTGTGAAGATGTAAGCTGAGCTTGATCCTGCGCCAGTAACTGTGATTGTGACTGCTCCAGTTGAATATGTAGCTCCAACTTTAGCATATCGTCCTCCATAGAAATCTTCGAACCATTTGAACTCTGGGTTACCAGTTGCTCTTTTGTTCATTCCTGAACCAGTCCAAGACTTTCCATCCCATACCTTTCCTACGTTAGTAAGAAGAGTTACAAGTGGGTGCTTGTTAGGTTCAAGTAGGAAGATTTTATCTACTGCATCAACGATCAACCTTCCTTCAGCTGAAGATACTGCTGTATCTCGTCCTGCATTTGCTGCAGTAAGAGTAGTAGCACTTCCCTGATCATGAGTTGGTTCGTTGTAATAAGGGTATGTTCCTGCCATGTTAATATAACGATAATAATAATTGATGTTAAAGACAATTATTTGACTATATTATAACATAGTCCTATAAAAGCGATAGCACCACCCAATTACTAGAATACGTTTGGATTTGCTTTAGATGCAATGAGGCTGTCAACTACTTGTTTGTTATCTCTAACATGAGTTACATGGGCGTTCCCGCCTGACATGTTTTGAGCCCCACTCTTCTCCATTTCTGCTCTTGCAATTTCTGCCTGCTTACGAGCTTCTCTTTCTGATATCTCTCCCTTTACGGCATAATATGCTACTGCAATATCTGTGACATCATGGTCGTCTATCCATTTGTCAATTTCTGCTGCGTATTTAGAAAAGTCTGTGGTTTTTGAAATGAATTCATTAATGCTTGATTCAAAGGCAGCAAGTTCATCTCGTTGCTTGAATTTTTTATCGAAGTCAGCCTGCATTTCCTTGGCTTTATCTTCGACCAATTTATTAATTTCCTCTGGCGTTGATCCTTTGTATTCCTTTCCGAGGTCTTTTTTGACCTCATCATGGGCTTTTGTGACAACTTCTGCCTCCTTTAGAGATATTTTACCTTCCATAGCAGCTTTTGCTAATTCGGGGGTTATATTTCCATCTACGATAGCCTGAACTATTTCTGGGCTCTTATCGAGCTTATCTAGCAATGGGGCGATGTCTGTGAAAAATTGTCGGTATTCACCTACCTCTTTCCCCAATCTGCCTGCCAAGGATTCTAATTCCTTGTGCTGTTCTGGATCTATCTTACCTTCATCCTTTTTTTCGTGTGTCTGCCCATTACCGCCAAGATCATTAGCGTTTGGAACACTCGATGCTATTGGGCTACCCGCTTCTGCGGACCCATCAAAAATATTATCTGACATTGTTTTTTTTCATAATTAATAAATCAACTGAGCTCAATTGAATTGTTTCTACTTTTTGTTGTCGAACTTCCTAGAAGAAAGCTTCTTGGTAATGTCCAACAGACTAACACCTTCCTTCGTTGGCTCTTTATCTTCTTCCTTTTTGAATTTGATAAGAGCTTCCGTTATTGAATTGTTTATGTCCTCGTTTTTCATACTTAATATATATTACGGTCGATTTACAAAGCTACCTATTGACCTTGACACAGAACCGACATTCGCCTTTTCTCCATCTTGTGAGGTAGATCCTTTTGCAACCATTGCCTGCTTTTTCTTTTTCAATTTACCGACAATAGCTGTTTCTTCTGATGTTCTCCCCGGTCCAATACTAGCATATGGTTTTACTCCCAACAATTCTGACTGGTCGTAACTTTCTTTTTTCCCTTTATCTTGCATGTTTCTTGATTTGTTTTTTGATAATCTTTTTTTTCATACCCCCAACGTCGACCTTTAACCTGCCATCAGCAGCTGAGCTTGCTGTCGTAGTTGCTGTCTGATAATTGGGTTCAGCGTTTGGGTTTTCCATGCTAATCTTTTTCTTCGTCCTTACTGCTGTCTTCTGACTTTCTTTCTGATTTGTCTTCGTTCTCATTAACAGAAACAACCCCTATTTCTCTAACCTCAAGACAGAAGTCTTCGTTTTTCCTCTTTGAATTTTGATTCATTGAATGAGAAACCACTTTTGTCTTTATAAGAAGAGTTACGTCATTCCCAACCTCTGATCCTGCTAGCATAGGAGCTTCTTTTGTACTCAAATGAAGATTGGGATAGTGAATATAGTCTTTGGAATAACTAGAAGGCATTTCGTTTCCATAATCTGATTTAACACCAGCGTTAACAAGTTTGATCTTATCAATCGCCCCTTTCATTATTTCTTTTTTAGATGTGTCTTTCATTTTATTATTATACCATAAGTTCTATTAATGCGCAGAATACGCTCCTCCCAATTCGTCTTTATCATCTACTGGGGTTGGGTTCTCTGCCTCTTCTGATTCAAACTTTAAAGATAAAACAGCATCTTGCAAATCTAGCACCCCTGTAATCACACCTTGATACTGTGAAATCTTTGAAGGTTCCTTGACCGGGTCAAGAACTAGAAATGAATTCTGAACAGAGGAAATACGATCTTGATTGTATTTTAGAATTGCAAACCACTGTGGTGTACCTTCTAAACTCAATAACAATTCTCGCATATCCTTGTTTGACATTCCCTGCACATTGGCTCTTATGTCATCTGTGAAGTAAGCTGCTATTTTTTCTTTGTTTGTATTCATAATTTTATATTTATTATTTAAATTTATTCACGGCCTTTTTCATTGAGTTCTTCATCAATGTCTTTAGCCCGTTAGGTACTTTCCCCATCTTAGGGGCTCTTACAGAACCCATCTTTTCTCCTGCTCCTCTTACAGCTCTTGATGCCATAGAAGCTGGGTCAACTGGTCCATAGAAGCTTTTTGCTGCCCCACTCAGGCCTCCCTTAATTCTATCCATCATTCCTGGGCCACCTTTTTCTGTGTATTTCTTCATTGAATTTTTTTTGTCCATATTTTTACTTTTATTAATAATTACCTACCACTCTGTAATGAAGAGGCTCTGTTCATTAACTGAGACTCTGGATTACTATTTTGGGGGTTCGATGAAATGTTTGTGTTAACCTTTCCCCCCATATTAAAACCCCGTGGATTAGATGTTGGGAGAGGGATTCTCGCTGCTGTTGGCGGTGGACCACCTGCCTGCAGAAGGTTAATTGGAGAAGAAGCCTGTCCAAAAGGACTAGCTGGCGCCATAGACCCGCCAAGCATAGACATAACCTGACTTGCAACACCCTTGGGGATATTCTTTGTACTTGCGTCTGGTGGGGCTATTTGAGGAGCACCTGCTGGTATTCCTCCTGCTGCAGGATCCTCCATTGGCTGTCCGTCTGGTCCAACCATTGGCTGTCCGTCTGGTCCAATAGCTGGAGCTGGAGCATCTTCTGATTTAGCCACAGAATCCAATGACCAGTTCCAGTCTGTTAGAACTTTTTGAGTAAGTTTCTGTGGGTCTACGAACGGAAGGTTGATTAACAACTGGAATAGGTCCATATCTTGTTTCTTCTTGATGTCTTGTTGCCCTGCAATTGATGGCAATACAGTTGCTCTATAATCAAAATTACCCATCAGGTCTTCTTTTTGAATTAGTGGGAACATTTCTTTTCCATCATCTCCAACAATTCTTATTATCATATCCTCAGTAAAGAACTGACGTGACATGTCCATCCAATATCTCATCAAATCTGAAAAACCATCCCCTAGGTGGTTAACGAATAGTCGTACTCGCTCAAGAGTAGATTCTCGAAGGTGTCTAACCTCAGTAGCACTATTTGCTCCTCCTCCAGCACCCATAGAGAAGTCATCAACTCCAGACGCATATCTCATGTCTGACTTTAGAAGGTCTTCTTCTTTGTATGCAGATGCTTTTATATCACTGAACTGAACTTCCCTAACTCCGTTAGGGTCAATTGAGTAAATAATACCGAAAGGTCGGGTTACAAGCTCTTCTTTGTTAATATTGGCAAGTGGGTTAACGATCCACATCTTGTGAATAGACAAAGTTGCAGCATCTAATCTCTGGTTCTTTATCATGTTCATCATTATCTGTGGGTTTTCCAAAATCAATGGCAAACCATAGCCTTCATATTCTCCAGGTACTTTTAGATAAGGAAAATCTATAAAGGTGGCCTCCTTAAAGTCATAGGGAATAGGCATATAACCTCCCTTTAGGATAGGAACATAACTACTGCCAACATGAACAGAGTAAAAATCATCAAATGGTTGTGTCCATTCGAAAACTTCATACATTTGTAGCTCTGGATAACCAAAACTATTGTATTTATCACTAGCGTATCCATAAGAAGGTCCATTCCACATACTTGAGCCCTTAACGAGCATATTAGAACCCTGTTTTACCTGTGTTCTTATAGCCGCGTAATCAGTCAAATCACCTCCTGGGCTTTTTAGTGCAAGTTCAAGTCTTTCTTTATCAGCGTTTGGGTATTTTCTCCTTATCTCAGGCGCAGTTAATACTAGTCTTTTGAACCAATATTGCTTGCTTTCTCTGTCAGTATTATGCCAATCGTACATCAGTGAGTAGTTGTCTACCCATTCTGCACACGGAGCATCATAAAATGTCCTTTTTTCCTTCTTCCAAGCATATTTTTGCTTTAGAAGGTCTTTTGTCTGTAAAAACTTCTGTTCCCTAACATCTTTTTTCCAAAAAGCCTGTAAATATCCCATTCCGTAGATAAGAGATGACCTGACGACGTTTTCTGTAACCTTATCCATCTTTGAAATCTCCCAGATATAATCACCTAGCTGCTGTTGTTTTTCAGATTTAGCTTGGTCTTCTGCGGTTCTTCCTTGAACAGAAAAATCTGGTCTTGCGTCAAGAACCCTAGGCATTAGTGTTTCAACCACAGCTTGTACGTAAGGTACAAAAATGTTTGACTGCCACGGTTTTATCTGTGTTTGTCTATCTCCGTTATAAGCAATGTATAGTTTATAAGATCTGTCTAGTCTTGGTTTTATTATGTTCAAAAAATGCTGACGAGAATCCTGCATCTGCAAGTGGAATCTTGTCTGCATGTCTTGTTCGTCCTCCCCGTAATCAGACGGGGTGTATGTGTTATATGTCGAGTATTTATTAGCCATGTGTTTTTTTGTTTGATGTAATTATACTACAGTCCCCTACTTTTTAATAACCTGAACTAATAAACTCATCTATTTGCTCTTTAGTATTTTTACTGTATCCATATTTTTTGTGGAATTCTATGTGTGCTTTTACAGATAATGTAATTCCGTTTGATACATCGAAACGAAGTTCTTCATTCTCCGAGAAATTTATAATATGATGAGGATGAAGTTTTCCTCCTTTTGTGCCGTACCTTTGGCATGTATAGTTATCTCTTTCGTATACACTTTTTCTCCATATCTTATATTCAGAAGATCTTCTTATAATATTACTCCTTGATTTCCCCCCTTTCCACGCATAGTGATTTTTACCTGAATTATTTGGATTTTTACGCCCAACAAGGCTTGCTCTTATTTTTTCCTTCGTTTCATCTGATTGTACCCATCCAACATGAGGATGGGGCTTGCCCATCATCTGTTCTGACATTTTTTTTCTAACTTCTTCACTCCTAGGCTTTATCTTTTTTCCAGTTTTTGCCAGGCTTATTTTTCGACAGACCTCTGGAGAGCGTTTCTGCCCGAGATTAGACTTCCTTATCTTCTCTATTGTTTCTTTCGAGTGAGTGAGCCCCTTATGGGATTCACTCTTCTTTTTTCTCTGTTCCTCAGTATCTTTCTTTCCAAATCTATGATTCTTTTCTCCTAGCTGAGCCTTAGAGTTTTTTTCATTATGATCCTTAGTTCTATTATATATTCCTGTTGGCATTCATAAATTATAACATTAATACCCTGAAGTAGGAAGATGTTGAGAATAATCTAATTGATTTAGAGGTTTATCTGAAATAACCTTGAATCCTTGCAGAGCAATAGCCGTCGCCAGCACGCAGTCGTCGTGATAAGACTCCATGGCAACCATGTTATTTGCATCATTAAAAACAAAAACGTTCATTTCATCCACGATTTCTTTAGAATGCAGAATAATTGTTTTTTCTCTTGTTGCTTGTTCAAATTCATCAATAAGAATTGGTCTTGTTAGCTTGGTTGTTTTCCAGCCAAGTTTGTCTGACCACGGGTTTCCTATCGAATCGAATCTAGAAGGTCTAAAGTACAAAGATGGGTAAAGCATCTGTTTTAATATATTCAATACAACGTTACCGTGTGCCTCAGACTCCACCACCATCAGGGCGTTGTTATATTCACGTCCCCACCTGTTTAGTATCTTACCAAATCTATCAGGGGCAATGTGACCTCTCCAAAAACCAACCTCTTCCCCTGTGGTTCTGTCAATAATAACAGCAACAGAGTAGTCCCCTCCAGTCACACCCTCGGCACAGTCGGCGCCAACAACATAAAAATGACCGGGCTCTGGTGGTTTGTACATTCTGAATCCCTCATCCTCCTTTATAAAAAATTCCTGTCCGTCTTCTAGTTTTATGCTATCACCAACCTTTAATACATGTTTTCTCTGCCAAGAGATTGCTTCTTGTGTAAAAACAGCTCTACCTGAAATCAAAAATTCCAAGGCATAGTTGTTGTTGAACTGCCTTGAATTGTTCATCCTCTTTCTTATTGTCTCAACCTCCTCTTCTGTATAGTTCCACCACCATCCATATTCTTTTTTAATATATCCGTTATCTGAAACCCACATTCTATGGAAATAATCTCCAACAGCACCAGGAGATGATTCGATTATTATTTTACCATTAACGGGAACTGATGCTTCTAGTGTAACCATTTTCTCCTCAACCTTATCCCAGAAAGGTAACTCAGTTAAAAGAGCATAGTTGATTGTATATCCTCGCCCCACGTTTTCAGTAGAGGGAAGAACTAAAATTTTTGAATCAACCTTTGGAAAAGATATCTCGTATTTTGAGTTATATAAAATGGTCGGTTTTAACTGGTCCGGGGTTGTTCTATAAAAAGTCTTAATCTTATCCAGGAGCTCGGCTGTAAGGTCGTTGTTATACCCGACAATGGCCGATGTCACACCTTCTGTAATAATAGTCTTGTGATACAAGAAGCCAGTCACCGCCGTGCTGAAACCGATCTGACGCGCCTTGACGATCATAACTCGGTTATGATTTCTAAGGACATTAAAAATATCCAACTGTGCTGGCTTTAAAATAAACGGTTCTAGACCCTTACCCTCCTTTCCTTTAATCCTACAAAAGTTTTCAAGATAGAATTTTGGGTCAGCTAATTGCTCTATATTATTCATATAATCCTTTTGCTTCTTTGTTAGATTTCTCCTTTGCTATCCTGATATGTTCAGGCATCTCTGGAGTAACAACATCATACGGAACTATTTTTACAGAGTCTTCAGCGTCTGAATCCTTTCCATTTGTAACCTTGAGTAATGCTTCTTCCCATCCTCCGCCACCTATCGCTGTTTCCTCATACTTTTCTAACCCAATTGATTTTAATATCATCTCCAGACCTTTTAGTTTGTCAGAATCTTTTCTTGCTGTGTCAACTACACCCTTTATATTTTCAACAACATAGTCAAAAGTAATACCTGCCTTTGCCAAAGCAGCGTGGTATTCCTTTCTCATTGCTATTTTATCAAGAGTTCTATACACATCAGCAACGGTCTTCACTCCGATTAGGTCTCTTAGTTTTTTGGGGTTACTTGTTATAGAAAGCGCCTTGATAAGAAGAATTTGCTGAGTGGTATTTTGTGCATTCCACCCGTATCTTCCATTTACAAAAACTGCTGGTTTTAGTTTTTTCATTTCTTTTTCTTTTTAAGAAAGGCTCTCAAGGAGAGTTCTTTTTTATTATCTCTGACAAAAAAAGGTCTGTGTCTTTTATCTTGTTGAGCTAATTCGTATCTATATTCACCCAATCGCTCATTCTCAGCCAAGATATGATTGACTATGAAGTCCATAAATTCTGCAAACGTCATCTCTTTTTCATCAGCAAATTCCAGTAATTCCAACCTGTCGTCAAGTTGATATATAAGCATCAGATATTCTAATGATATGAATTTATATGGGAACCTATAATAATCAGGATCATCAAACGGATTTCTATCCATAAACTCAGGGAACAATTGATCGAAGTAATGCGTCTCCAGTTTCGGATATGTATATGATTTTGTAATAATTTGCATATCATGCCCAATTATTCTTCTTAAAAATTTTGTGAATACAGTAAAATGCCGAATGTTCCCATTCATAGCCGGTATCTTTGCTTTCTTGCCTTCGTAACGAAACTTTTTTCTCAGCCACGAAGCCCTCACAAAACCGAGAAACATATCGTCATAAAAAGACTTAAAAAATGCCCTCGTAACATCAGTATACGATTCTAGATCCATATCTTCACATGATACCTTCTCTATAGGGAGTCTATATTTTTTCCCAGTGGGGTCAACCCTATCAGTCGAGTATATGTCCTCATAAATTTTCTTGTGGTGTATCATTTTGACTCATATTCATATTACTTTCACCTGGCATTTGAGGTTGCATTTGAGGTTCTACGGCAGGGCCTACTGGAGATGCCATTCCAGCTTCAGGACCTGCGATATCCTCTTCTCCCATTATCCCCTGTATCGCAGTTTCAATTTGCTGATACAAATCTGGATTTGTCTGTGCAATTTTATCCATAAATGCCTTTACTTCTTCAGGTTTACTTGGATCAACCCCCTGAGACTGTAGTATGTCGAAAATCTCACGCAAAGCTTCACTGTTCATTTTTTTATTCTGATTATCAACAGATGCTTTTTGCGCTGTTATATCTTGATACTTACCCTGTATCTTATTCATCATCTCATCAAGATTTGCTCTCATTTGCTCCTGCGATAATTCAGCCCCTCCTGCGTCAGGAGTACTTGGTACACCTACTACGTCAGGAATATTAGGTACTCCTTCTGGAGATGGTGGCGCTTGTTTAAAATCTGGTTCCATTTTTTTATTAATTAAAATAATATCTAGTATAATTTTACGACTAACCCCCAGGTATAAAATTGATCTACTTACCAAGTATAACACAGTATTGACAAACAAAAAACACCTGGCCCTTGAGAGAGGGTGATCAGGTGTTTTTTGGAGATAGTGTCATGACAAAAGCCTTGTCAATTTGTGTGACCTGCTGTAAAAAAGTGTGGAAGAAATAACAAAAACTCCCACCTATAAATGCTATCACAGTACTCAAATAAAAGCTATTTTGATGATGTCTTTGTTGGGTCTAGGGTGTAAGCAGGTATACCCGATCGTCCTAGTATAGATCTGAATGATTTTCTAACGGCATCCTCCTTTGTATCTGCTCCAATGGAACTCCTTCCTTGTGTTGCATTAGCAAGGTTTCTTGCTCCGTAACTTGGTATCATATCTATAGTACCTGGATCTGCATTAACAAGACTGTTCGCTAGCCCTAGATATCCCAAAGACCCTGGCACCAATGATTCTACTGCTGATCTTCCTGCGTAGAACGCTTTAGTTCCAAGTCCCACATCCACAGGATTACCACTTTCATCAAAATTTGGATATAGAGGTTGTCCAAAACCTCCCTGTGGTGTCTGCCCTGTTCCAGAAAGAACCCACGGAGTTAAGACGTAATCTTTAACGACCTGCCCAATCGGGTCCTGAAGGAATGGGAACTTGTCTGAAAGATTCAACATCTTTCCCTGGATTGAATCACCGTAATCTCTTTCTGATGGGTTAAACATGTTCATCGTGTAATAAGGAACAAAGTTTTTTACATCGGTATTCCACATTCCGGCCATTTTTACGACAGTTGGTGATTTTAAGTATTCATTATATTTTTCATCAAGAGCTTGTTTTTCTTGTGGTGTTCTACCGACATTCATTTCGTTAATTAACGACCCAACCTTATTAAAGATTGCTGGATTATCAATTGCTGTCTTTGCTGTTTTTGCAGCCATGGCGTACGGGAATGAGAAGAATGGTGATCCTACAACAGGGAGAGCCCTCACAACCTTAACGAAATCAGGCATAGCGGCATAGTTCATATATGCTTCCATTGCTACTTCTGATGCCTTAAGAGGTGTAAGTTTATATAACCTCTCCCCGTTTTTTATTGCTGGCGCAAGTATATCTGCTTTTGTTATTGGGATTGTTCGACTCAATGTTACCAACTCTTGTTCTGTAAGACCGATCTGTGTTAGATAATTTGTTGTTCCTATTTTCCATGATTGGTCAACATGTTCATACCATCTTGGCATAGTGTTCAACAAAACATCCGCTGCTCTAACGGCAGGGTTATATGGTTTGTTTTCTGCCTCTGCAGCTACCCATGCTTTCAGTTTATCTAATTTCTTATTTGGCGTTATTTCTGCACCAACGAATGATGTTGGAAGTTCAGGGGCTGTAAGCGGAGCCACGTCAGACATTGAAGCTGCTGTTTCAGAAGCGGTTGAATACCGACCCATTTTGTCTTTCAGTATTTTACTGTCAGCCTTAGATAAATCCCTTGATTTCTCTGCTGCCATTTTTGCCATAGCTGCTTCATTTTCTATTCTAGACTGAGCGCCCTTAAGAAAAGAAAGGACATCTTCTCTTGATGTCCCCATGGCCCCGAGAACACGATCTTCAACATTAATTTTTCCAGTTATTTCTACCGGATCAATACCTGTCAGCTGTCTAAATCTGGTCGGATTGTTATCTAACATGTCAGCCATTGAGTTTATGTCGTTGAAAAACATTTCCTGTAATCCTTTTGCGCTCAACTTACCCTTCACCAGACTACTTGCTTTTTTCACTGACGTGTAATAACCAGGCTTATAAACAGGTAGTCCCATCATAGCTCCCATGAAAAAGTTTCCTATATTAGCAACAACATGAGAACCAACGTTCATTGGGACCTTTGCTGCTTTGGATAAAGAAATATATGAAGAATAACCGTCCAAGATTTTCTCAAGTGGTTTAAGATCTTTTATCTTATTATATGAGTTCCAAGTATCAACAAGTTGATTTGCCTCCTTTTCTACAAACTGGACAGCATCAACCCCAGGGCCTAGTCTTCTATTTAAAATATCATCAACTGTCGTAGATTTTAGCTTATCAATCACATTGTCATACCACTTTACACCAGTTTTTCCTGGGGCAACGGCTTCATACACTTTGTCCAAATGTTTTAGATTGTAGTCTTCTGCAGCTGTTTCTAGAAGGGATATCGCATTTTCTTTATTATCAAAAACCTTAACTCCATTTTTAAAAGTGTCAGTAAGCACTCCGTCAGCATCTTTTACGGCGACCTTCATCACTTCTCCTGTCTTATCAGCTATTGAGGTTCCCTCTTTCATGGCTTTCAATCCCTCATCAATTGTTTTAAACTGCGCTCCATTTTCACTTCTAACAAGCATAACCCCCTTATCTTTCGCGAGCTTTGTTATCTTGTCTTTTAAATCAGCAACGTCATCAGCCTCTTTTGTCGAATACTTAAAGAAGTCAATGAATTTTTCCCCTTTCTCTCCTGGTAAGACTTTTTTAATTGTATTTTCCGCAAAATTAGAAACCGTCTGTGAAGTTGGGGCAATTCCAAATCCTATTCCTTTCCCTATTCTGTCATAAACATCAGTTCCAACAACTGAATCAAATTTATCAGCTGATTTTATTGCTCTCTCGCCAACCTTATCTGTTGCTTTTACAAACTTATCACTCCCTTTAATAAGGGTATTCCTATACTTATCCATAAACGAAAGAGGAATTCCCTCTTCAGCAACCTTGGGTGCAACGTTCGAAATTTTCCTGACAAGAGGAACAAAACCCATAGCTGATGCGGCTTTTCTCTCTACCCCCGATTCTATTGCAGAGGTAACTCCTTTTAGTGCCCCTTTTGCCCCATCGCGTACTGCGCCCTTTATGAGCCCTGTCCCCGCCCTTGGAATTAAGGCTCCAACACCAGCTGTTGCCCAGTTTACCGGATCTAACATAACATCAAGAGCAAACCCAAGAGGTATTTGAACAGCCCTGTTATTTACCCCCAACTGCTTCAAAACATCACCAGAGGATAACCCAGTCTTCATGGCATTATTGACATTGTCAGCAAGGCTGCTTCTTGTTCCCTTTCCGAGTGCATATTGAGCTGTTCCAACAACAGCGTTCATTGGTAGACTAAGAGCCTTCAGTACCTTAACAACAGCACCGTCAGGTGGAGACTGGTTATCTCCACCAGTGGTGTCGTTCCCATACCAACTGTTTCTTATCCCCTTGCTTCTTAGGTCAGAAATTTGCTGATTTACAGAACTTAATTGAGAATCTAAACTAACATCACTCTTTGATGGAGCTGTGTTGGGAGCATATGCAGTTGTAGAACTCCCCAAACTAGATTGGAGACTTTTTGCCTTTTTCTGTAGTTCTTCAATGGTTGCCATACGTCAATATTATATCATAGTCCTTCGTTTTCTAAACCGCCGAATTCCTTAAAATAATCTTTTACCTTTGAGCTTGGATAAAATTTTACCGTAGGTTTAGGGGGAATTATTATCTCAGTACCTGTATTGACATTAATTGATCTTCTAGATTTGTGTATGCGCAGAGCAAACTTCCCCCAGTCGGGGAGGAATACCTCTTGATTTGTTTTTAGTTCTTGTGAAATAGTTCTAATCAATGCATAGTAGATATCCTTTACGGCTCCGATATCCATAACACCAGCATTGATTGCGACATTTTTCCACAATTGTTCAGGTTTTATGCTTTTCATATTTTTCTTATGTTAATAGACATGTCAAACCCTGTTTTACTCATCCAAACAAATAATGTTTTTACACTTGGAATAATATCGCCACTCTCAACTCTTGATATGTACGGCTGTGATGTTCCCATATCAGAAGATAATTCCTTTTGTGTTTTTTTACTTCTTTTCCTTGCCTCTTTTGCCACTGTCGAAATATTCCTTCTAAAATCATCATATCTTTCTATGTTTTCACTGCCCATTGTTGAGATTAATGTTTCTATTCTACTCATGTCTAATTATTTTTACCCCTGATAACTTCACTGCTTTTTTCCATGTTCCAAACCTTTCTATATACTCCTTTCTGTATGGGAACAACCCTCTACGTGAATCAGAAAAGCTAGGAAGACGTTTTTCTCTTTTTACAAAATCAACAATCAATTTCAAAAACTGCTTATCTGTAAACTCAAAATTATCTGAAAACTTATATGCTGTCCTTTCTGTTTGACCAGGTTTTCTTGCCTTAATACCCGCTATCTTGCAGGACTCTTGATATGACCCGAAAGTCTTACATAGTGCAGCGATAAAAGGAACGCTTTTTGAATATGGAGTTCGGCCCTCCTCTCTCGCTTGCTTCTGCAGTCTTTCTATCAACTGAGCAGGACATGTATTTCGAAGATTTTTCTTTTCAGCATTTAATCGCTTTAATGTCTCACTTATTTTTGCTCTAACTTCTTTGCTCTTTTTGCCTCCGGGTCTAAGATTGGCCTTTCTCTTCTTCATGTTTTTTCGAATAAGTTTTTCTCTTGTTGACTCATTAATCAAAGCTGTTGATTGATTCAACCCCACCATCTCTTTATAATCATATGCCGTTATCTGGTGAGATGGACCGATATGTCGTCCAAGATTTGCAAACCATTCACCGCATATATGGCATTGTATTTTGTCTGACTCTCCGTCGAAGATAATGGCGCCAACATAACCAAAACCGTCACGATATTCCATAAGTGGTTCCTTATAGTTATAAAACGTAATATTCCCTGATGGGGCATCTTCATATTCTATTTCATATTCAACATTTCTATTTTTTCTTTTTTGTTTGTTTTTCATTTCTCTTAAAATTATTTTTTAACCTATCCAATGTCTGCTGACTTCTAATGTACGGGATACTCTCACCCTTCTTAAGCCAGAACTTCTTACCTTTCTTTAGATTTTCTATTGTGCCATTCTCTCTTGTTTTTTCTGCCTTATGTTGGCGCAAATCTTCTGGCAACTGACCTCTCTTCACATCAAAACCGTACTCCTCGCGGTACTCTCTTGCTGTCATTCCATGTCTCTGCGTTATGTGTGACCCGACCTGTCTATATGAACGACCGCAAACCTCACACTTGATTTTGTTCTTTTTTGTTGCGATGTTTTTTCTGTACCACCTCTCTCTTTGATACAGATTTGACTTCTCCCTTATTCTTTTGTAATAACAAGATGTGCGGCATTTTTTATTACAGTACCTCTGACTATTACTTGTTCTTTCAACTTCTTTTTTACACCCTTCACATTTCATTTTCATAATCTTTAATCACCCTTACAATTTAATATCTGCTTCAACTTATGTTCGACACCAACAAGTTCTTTTGCGTACTCTATCGTTTGGTCTATATCCTTATATGCTCCTGGTATTTCATCAATAAGGACTTTCGATTTTCGATATTCAATTCCGTTCATTGACTCATCAAGATCTTTTTCGGTAAATATCTCCCTGGCCTTTGTTCGACTCATTCTTCTTCCTGCGCCATGTGGGGCTGAACAAAAAGATGTTTCTTCCCCCTTTCCAATAACAATATAACTTCTTGTTCCCATAGACCCAGGGATCATAGCCTTCTTCCCTTCAGATGCTTCTATTGCCCCTTTTCTTGTTATCCATGCCCTTCCTCCCATATGGTCCTCTACCTGTGTGAAGTTATGGTGTGAATTTATTCTTTCGATCTCAAATTCTTCCTGATGCCCGTTCTCTCCGAAGAACGCATAACTAACATCTTTCAAAACTCTGTCCATCATTTCTTCCCTGTTAAGCATTGCAAATCTCTGTGACCATTTTAGATCCTTCATGTAATTATCAAACTCAACGTGCCCTTCTGGAATATATGCAAGGTCATCGTTAGGCAAACTTACAAACATGTCCTTGCATATCTTCTGTGCAATTTTAATATAGGTGTTCCCAACTTTGTTTCCGACACCTCTAGATCCAGAATGAAGAGTCACCCACATTGATCCTTCCTCGTCGTAACATATTTCTATAAAGTGATTTCCTCCACCAAGTGTTCCTAGTTGATTCTGCCAATTACCACGAACTCTATCTGTATGTTCTAGCACCTCAAGTTCATCTATTCTTTTCTGAGCAGACTCGCTTATTTTGTTATTGTACTTACCTGCACTCATTGGCACAGACCTCTCAATCGAATGACGTAATGCCGGGATGTCAACTAGCTCTTTGTAGTTAAGATTTGTTTTAACAGCAATCATTCCACACCCGATATCTACTCCAACTGCGGCTGGAATAATCGCTCCCTGCGTTGCTATAACAGTACCCACCGTTGACCCCTTCCCGTAATGACAGTCTGGCATTACTGCAACATGTCTAAAAATAAAAGGCATTGATGATGTTTCTTTTATTTGATCCTGAGCTTCTTTTTCTATCTCATCCCATGGGATGAATGTTTTTATTTTATCCATTTTATATGTGACACGACGTTCCTATAAACTTCAGCAACGACGCTATTAATATCCCCCATGTTAATAATCCTACTACGGCTGCTATTTTCATATCCATATTAGTAAACATTTTTAGTTTTCTTACAAACTGAACAGATATAGTACCTACCGATATTTCTTCCAAAGCTTCTAATTGACCCGTAATTTGATTCTATCCCAAGTTCTTTCATCGCTTTGGTTTTCTTTTCAATATAAACATCTATCGCAGTCTCCATCTCTTCTTCTATCCTGTAATATTCTTCTGCCACTTCTATCCCGAGAAGGCTGTTTCTTGTGTGAATATAGGGCGGAAGCGTAAGTATAAAATCATGCTCCCTGCCGCCCTTACAGGTTTTGCGTTTTGCAAATTTATTTTTTATAACATCTTCTTCGACCCACTTCTTTGTTTCTCTGTCGTATTTTTTCATTTTAATTCCTTTAATTTTTTATCTTATTAACTGGTATCATTTCCCCATTAATATCAACCTTACATCCTCCGATAGTAGTGTAGCCTAACGAGTAACCAGCTGAGTATTTTTCGTAGCAGGTATTTTTATCTACAAAGATATATGCTGCTATCGCAAAGCTGATAATTACTACAATAATCCCTATTACAAAATTTAAATTTTTCATTATTCTTTATTTATTAATTTCTCTTGCTCCTCTATGCGGGAAAGGAGGTCTTGCATTGCTATCCTATACTCAACAACATAACACTCTTTGTTTCTCTCCTCCGCCCATTTCTTTATGTCTTGGAGGGTGGAGAGTTTTTGCTCAGTAAACTTGCGAATTAATTTATTTGTAAGGTGTTCTGATATTTGCCCGTCTAGGCATATTTCTGCTATCTCCTCATTCTCCTTATGTGTTTGAGTTAAATCTATGTGTTGGCAAGTTGTACCACAGTAACACTCTAAACCATAAACAGGATTGCCCGCTGTATCGTGGTTAATAATTATTTTTTTGCATTTCTCCTTATGTGGTGTGGTCATAGCTTTTGCAAATTCATCTTCTTCGGGGCATTTGCCATTGTCTTTGCTGGGGCAATACTTACTCAAGCAAATTGGGCAAGGTACTATATTGTTTCCATCATTGTCATAGTCTTGTGTGTTCATAGGGGATTAGTTAGATTTTAATTCATTTATATATTCCCTTGCTTCTTCTTCCGATAATCCCTTTGTTCGTAAAAAAGCATAGACTTTTCGGACTCTTATGTCAGGATGTATGTTTTTAATCGTCTCATCAATAGTAGGGAATATGGCTTCAAATTGTGGCGAAAAAAGTTCTTTTTGTGTGTTCATAGGTGGTTAGTTATTTTCTGAAATAAACTCTTTCAACGGGGACTAATCCTGCTTTGTTATTCTTCTTTAGTTAATAATAATCTTCTAAATCCATTATTGGTAATTTTCCACCCCATTTATCTTTTCTGTTCCATCTGAATATCAGGGCTTTGTTTTGGGTAGTTTCAGGTGTTATCATTTCTTGCATTGGTTCTTTAATCATTGAAACTAAAGACATTTTAGGGCGTAATGGCACTTTGAACTCTGTCATCACTAGCCTTTCAGGTATATCTATAGTTTTACTTGTTATCCCCCCTGTTATTCTTAAAATTACTTTCATATTTATTCTTTTAACTTATTAACTGCTGATATATCCTGTCTCGCTTGGTTATATCCTGCACAAAATTCTCTAGCCTTTTTTAATTCTCCAAAAGTGGCGTGAGTGCCGTTGTATTCTACTATCCAAGCACCTCGTCTTGTTCTTTTACATATTGCTTTTTCTAATTTCACTTCTTCTAGAACGTAAGCTGTTGTGCGGTCTATGATTTGGTCTATAAAATGTTCAACAGCACTCTCCACTTCAACTTCATTCTTACTTGGTTTTACACTATTTATGTTAAAGCTTTCAAGCAAAGCCCTGTAGTCTTTCTTTATCCCCTCCTTTAGTTGTTGTAAATTGGTCATATTTGTTTTTTTATATAGTTTTCGCGTTTCTTTATAAACATAAATATATCTTCTTTGATTCTGTATTTTTCTGAGTCTGAACACGACCATAGTTCTATCATGTCAATCATTCTTTTTCGTTCATTATCGGATGTGAGATCTATGATTTCTTGTATTCGTCTCCTCACTTCTGATTTTGGCAGGGGCGCTACCCGTGTTAGGTCTCTAACAAAAGTGTCTATTTCTTCTTTTAGTTTTTGTAACATATTATTCTTTAAAGAAATTCTCGTGTAACTCTCCCGAGATATCACAATTAACTTCTTTGTTATTTTCTGGATAATAATTATCTCCTTCACCAATATTGTATTCTTTATCTTCTGGATGTGGCCGAGGCGCCAATATGAAAGCTGGTAATTCACTACACCCATCAAACGCCGCCAACATGCTGAATGCAACCCCCCCTAGTCTATCGACGACTGGTGCGTCTAATTTACCCCAATACTCGACTATTTTGCGTACATGTTCTAGGAAATTATCTCTCACCTCCTCTCTTGTTAATTCTCTTGGTTTTTTCATAATTAATGTAATGAGATTTTGTTTTTTTGTTTTGTTAAATGCCAGTGCGGGCAGAATTCACATTTATACCCCCTTAGCTTTAGATGTAGGTGGGAGTCTCTTTCCGCCTTTGCCTTTGCTTTTTCTTGCGTGTAGCTTAGCTTCATTATCACCGGACACTTGGGAAGACGTTTTGTTGTACGTTTCTTGCGACCTGTTTTCCGTGATTTCGCCTTCGACAAAGGTGATTTTGGATCCGCTTTTAATGTATCTAACCTGACCCGTTTCGATGTTGACGACTTCGATGGCGTGAGGATAGTACGTAGAATTTTGTTTATTCTGTTCCCACAGGCACCCATCAGTGATGATATATACTTCATTGTTCATATTTTTTTTACTTTAATAATTTTCTTTTTTTCCACATTTTCTTAGATCTTTCTGAAGAGGCGCAACTCATGCATCTTGTTGAAACTACAGAAATAAGCTTATTACAATCAATACATCTCTTATTAACTCTCTTCTTATATTTCTTTTGGTACAAATCGACCGACCTCTTTACTCTAGCCCTATTTTTTTGGTTCCATTTCATCTGTATCTCTTTTCTTTTCCCTGGGTTCAGGATGTTAAGAACGGTAGATGTTGAGTACCCCATATATCTTGCTATGTTACGTGGTGTTATAAAATCCTCTGTCATCTCAAAAATGAAATCTCTTTCCTCCTGATCTAGTTTGTGTGACTTTCTGTCATCCCAATTGTTTCTCATATATTGTTATTTTTATCTAAGACTATCTCCTAAAATTTTATTACTTTAATAATTTCAATTCCTCTCTCTTTGCTTGCAAAAACATTTTTATGACTTTGTCTGAAGAATTTTCTCCATCCAAGACTCTACTTGTCCCTGTATTAAGATCTTTCATGGCGGACACAAAGCCTTCTAATTCCATTATATTCTTTTCGATTATATCCCTCTCAAACATAATCAAGGTCTTTTCTAGCCATTCAGTTTGATTCTCATCCCCGTCAAAACCCTGTGTTCCTGACCTTATGGCCTGCAGCACCTCTACATTAGCAGCAAACTTTGATGCGGGATGATTCTGAAAATCCTCTATTATCTTTTTTCTATTCATATATTATTATTTTTTTATACTAAACTAGTAATATATCTACTATATCACTTGACAAGTAAATTGCAAGGGGTAAACTGTGGATAGCTCATTGACATCCCTTTAAGAAGCAATAAGTCCCCAAAGGGGCACGAAGTCTTCACAACAATAAATATGTCAACACAATCAATTAACTACACATTCAGTGACAATGGTGACCACCGAATGGATATCATAGTAAATGGATCTCCAGTCAAGGAATACCTTCACGAAGATCAAAGATACATAGAGGGGAAAAAAGACACCCCATTCACCATAAGATTGAGAAACGATACAAACAAAAGAGCCCTATACGTTCTCACCGTGGATGGTATATCTGTAATATCAGGTAAAGAAGGTTCATATAACTCAAAAGGATACATCATACCACCCCGTGATTCAATCAAAATTAAGGGCTGGCGCACGTCAGACGACAGTGTGGCACAATTCCTATTTACAGATGGTAAAGACAGCTACGGGGCAAAAATAGGCCAATCAGACAACCTAGGAGTCATAGGATGCGCAGTATTCAACGAAAAACCTAAACACACCGCGAGGATCACTTACGGCAACAGCTACTGGCCAATATTCGAGAGCGACCACGATTTCTTTAAAGACACAATTCCATATGACACAGTGACCTCAGCAATGAACTCAGGCGCAGGTGGGGGGAGCAAAGACGTCTTTGGATCCTCAGGAGGCAACGGAACAGGAGGAGCAGATGGCTTAAGTGTCACCTATACTACAGCCAGCACCTACAGCGTTTCTTCTCTAGGCACAGGATTCGGAGATGAAACTTACTCGCCAGCAATCACAGCTAATTTCGACCGAGAAGATGACCCCACCAGCGTAATGACGATATATTACGACACTCGCAAGAACCTAGAAGCAAAAGGAGTCAAATTCGTAACTCCTGTATACATAGCGCCATCAGCTTTTCCTAAGGACGAAGGTTACTGCAAACCACCTTACGAGTCACACAGCCTGAAGGAATACAAAGTACGCAACAAAAAGAAGTAATTTTTAACAACAGGGATGCAACGAGACGCTAAAACCACCACCTGAAGGGTGGTTTTTCGCTACGTTTTTTCCGTGAAACGTGGGACTTAATGTTGCCGCAACATTTGCGAATGGCTCAGCTAAGCCGTTTAAAAAAATCGTATACCTAATATGTTATGTTTTTTTTGTGAAACATTTTAGTTTTTTGTACCCGTTTTCCCAAAAATTGCGCGAATTTTTTTGGCGGGTCGTTTTTTCAAACGCAAAACACTTCCAAACCACCCTTAACGCGTTACGCGCTATATGTTTAGGGGTTTGGGCGTGAGGTTTGAGGCAGAGCAGCGTGTAAACGAGTTTTGGCGCCGGAAAAGTACAGAATCTTTCGGAGACACGGATGGTAACGTATCCCCCTACCCTGAACTTTTTCTCAGGGAGTCAAATCGACAACCCCCCGTACCCCCGTATCAACGCTGCGCGTTGCTACGTTACGCGTGGCGCCATTGTACGCTCTGTGTCCCCTCGCGCCTCGCGTAACGCTCTGTACGCCCCGTGGTAAAACGTTCAACTATTTTTATGAGTATTGAGTCGACTATGTGTGCTTCGTTGAACACATTGCAATATTTGAACGTTTAGATAGTAGTGGTGACAGTAGTATATTCATTAAGTAATTATATTCATTATGAAATCAGATATTAAGTTGGTAGTAACAGGGATCATTAGTGATCCTATCGACGGATACGTAAAAGTACGAATAGCTCGAGGAATCTTCGACATGCTTCGTGTTATTAAGCCTAAGGTTATCTTCGATACCTTGTCTGACAAAGCTGGCAATGGAGTACGTGTATTCCATTTCGCTAACGCAGACCTATATTCGAAGTACAACACCGAAACTGGTGGAACAACCTACATTATGAAAGAGGCAGACGCTATCGAGTGTAACTCAGGTGAAGAAGTCAATCTTGAGTTCGACGCATCCCTGTTTGAGAATGTACAAACTAACAACTCTTCTGTAGCCACAGCGTAGAGCGAAACTACGTAGAGGGTAGAGGAGGGTTTAGAAGCGAATGTGGATTTATCCGCGTCACGCGTCAGCTCAAGCACCTACACGTGCAATGTACAACGTGCGCCATGCACGACACACGTGTAATCAATGCATTAAGCCAGAGCAACACGCAACGCGTAACGCAAAGCGAGTCAGCAGTATAGCCATAGCTACAAAATAGCCATTCCTACACAAACTGTAAGCCTAGCGTTACGCGTAACGCGCCCCACAAACACCGAGAGCTAATCTATGAATTACATACCGCGTAATTGTAATCATTACCGCTACACATAGTTCATCTATCGTAACGAGGGCAACAAAGCCAGCACAACATGTAATCATCGCAACGCCGTCATTTAAAAGACCAATTGGGAGCTTTTCTGCTCGGATACGCACAGCCATTACAATCCTTGCTTGGTAGCCATTCCTCTCATACAGTGTTAGCTAATATACGTATCGTAAACAACAAAGCTTTATAGCTTAACCTTTATACAATACGTACTAAAAGTATTTACTTCTACATATACATAGTAAAGTTATGTATAGTACTAAAAGTTTCTTTACCCGCATTAGGTTTTATCCTATTAGCAAATCCAGAGACTTTATTAAATCTTTTTCCTCCCTGATAACTAAATACACAATTAAATAAAAGTTCAAATCTCTCGAGTTAATCTCGATTAAGCGCTGTAAATCGTATAAACTTTACACAATCCTTCTTTAATAGAAGATACTTGCTTGATAACGCAAAACAAAAGTTGTCAATACCCCGTCATAAAAGACGGGTTATTTGATAGATATAGACATATCACCAGACACTAGAATAGTCATTAGATATCAGTTGTATCTGTCAAATAGCCCAGCTTTTAGACCTTAATAATAATAAATAACAATATGCCAGTAGCAATAAAAGATGAAAAATCATTTGTATTAGCAGTTACCAATTATAAGAAAGAGGTCAAGAAAGAAAAATACCAACCACTAGAAGTACTACTAGCAAAGATAGCAGAGAAAAAGTAATATGGTATTACTTCTACCACTAGCATTAGCGATAGGTTTATTCTTAAATAGCCTAACAATAGAAATAGCAGTATTAGCAATCTTATTAGTTATAATCTCAAAAAAGATATGGACATCAAATTTCAATCGATAGGTGGAAATAGCTTTCTTACAGCTCGAGTTCGTACAGCAAGAAAAGTGTTCTGGTATTACACAGTAGGAAAAACAAAAAGCATTGCAATAGAAAAAGTATTCGCCTTACTAGAAAGCGATACACAAGTAGCGTAGAGATAAGCAGTTATATTCATTATATTCATTAAAAACTATATATAACTGCTTTTTTTCTGCCAAAGGTAATGGGGCTGACGTTTCGCGTCATGGCGAATAGAGCGGGAAGCGGCTGACTATATATCAGAATTTCATAGCAAGGGCATATCCTCACTGCAATTGAGAGGTATTGAAATTATATAACGCTTCCCGTTCTGAGCACCAAATTAATAAATAAAACAATATGAAAAGAAAATACAAACCATATAAAAAAGAATATGCATGTGATAAATGCAGTGAAAGCCCAGCACGCATCAGCAAAACAAAGGTTGGTAACTTTCAAAAAGTATACTTCTGTATAAGACATAATCTGTGGCAACAATAAACAATATGAACAAAGAAGAATTAAAGAAACTCAATAAAGCGCTAAAACGATCTCAAAAAGGATATTATATAGATAATCCCAAATCAATGGCGCTAATGAAACAAGACATGAAAATAATAGACAAAGCCACCGCCTTCTATGAAGATAGCAAAGAATTTGGAAAATGTGAAAGCTGTGGAATGGAAACCGTACTCGTAGAAGAAAATATGCTATGCGGACCATGCTGTTTTGGAGAAGCAGATACCATTAATGGTAATTGGTAATAAATATGAAAACACAAACATACAAGTGCAAAAACTGCAAAAGAATAGCAACAGACTGGAAGAATAATCCAAAAACTTCATGTCCAAAATGTGAAATCATTTGTGAAGAATGTGGAAACGAAGAATGTAATTGTGACATTTTTAAAAAACAAAAACAAGAAGACGAAGAATACAGAGATTTGCTAGATTATTAAAAACAAAGATATGAAATACACACAGGAAGAATATTCCTATGTAAAAAATGCTTAAAAGCACAAATTAATAAATAATAAATATGCCTACACCAGAGTTTTGGTTCTTATTAGGACTAGGAATGTTCTTTTTTCTTTTATTACTCCCGTTTGCATTATCAGATAAATGGAAAAAAAAAGAATAAAATGAATAACTTAAAATACGTTGTGACTGACGAAAATGACTTCGCGATCTTCACAACACTCACAGAACACCGAAAAATTGGAGATAGCCTATTCGGTAAACCAGTCGGAGCAGGATTCGTTACGCGTGACGAGCAAGGAAACTTCAAATGCTACGGAGAAAGCATCAGCTTGAATCTAAAATCAAGAAAAGAAGACGAAGTCATTATCAACAAAACTATAACAAATTAAAAAAACATGAAGATATACAACATATCAATCGAGCAACCCCTATGTAAAACCTTCCCAGTAGAGGCAGAAAACATAGACGAGGCAATCGATATAGCAAGAGAAAAATACAACAACGAAGAATTCGTACTAGATTCAGACGATATAGGAACTGATGCCCAAATAATGGCACAATCAGAAGATGGAGAAGAATCAACCGAGTGGGAAGATCTATAATTAACAATTAAATAACATGAAACAAATAGCCGGAATACTCCTATTTATATCACCATTTATTACACTTATTAGTATGGCAAATTATCAAGAATACGGAACAGAAGGGCTTATATTGCAGATGAAAGTAATGATATTTATGTTAATAGCCATCCCTATAATGATTCTGGGTCTAAAATTAATCAATGAATAATATGAAAACAGAAACATTATTAGCATTAATAGCCATAGCAGCATTCATAACACTAGCCACAGAAAACTACCCCGCAATAAGCTCAAAAACTTTATTTGTAACATCTGGACTAGTATTATATCTAATCCTATCTTAAATATGGACTACACAAAAATGACAAACGAAGAATTGCAAGAAGAATATGATACCATAGTAGAAGAATGGGATCGCTCAAACACAATACATTCATTGCAAGACTTCGAAGAAATTGTACGAGAATTACAAAATAGAGAAAATCAATAAAGTGAAAAAGAAAATTAAAGAAATCAAAGATTTTGCTAATTCTCTAGGTGTATGCAGAAATTGCATAAGAAACCCAATACAAAAAGGTCGAACAAGATGCGAAAAATGCATAAACCTATCAAGAAATTATCAAGCCAAGATTAGACTGCAACAAGACAGATGTTCACGATGTGGACGGAAGAAAGAAGATGAAAATTATAAGACATGTAAAAAATGTCGTAACCAAAAACATGAATAAATTAATAAACAAACTAAAAGGTACAATGAATCGTACAGAGACAGAGAATGGAGCTCAAACTCTTACGCACTCAGGAAAATCAATAGTAGACTTCTTTGCACTAGCAGGAGCAACAAGAGATAACCCAGAAATAGGAATAGAACTATTCTCTAAAGCCCTAATAGAAAACCCAGAAAAAGCTATTAAAATCCTTTTTTACCTCCGAGATATACGAGGCGGACAAGGAGAAAGAACTCTCTTCAGAAATTGTATTTCTTATTTAAGAGAAAATAAGCCAGAAATAGCTAATACCATAGCAAAATACACCCCAGAATACGGGAGATACGATGATCTTCTATCATTCGAAATAGATACAATAGCGCCAATCATCAAAGAACAGCTAATCCAAGATTTCAAATCAGAGACTCCATCTCTACTCGCAAAGTGGTTACCATCAGAAAATGCTTCATCAAAAGAAACTAAAGCGAAAGCAAGAGAAATAATGAAAGCATTAGGCGCAAGTCCAAGAGAATACAGAAAAACTCTTTCACAACTAAGAAAAAAGATTAAATTAGTGGAACAAAAGATGTCAAGAAAAGAATTCAACGAGATTGAATACAGCAAAGTGCCATCTCAAGCATCACTAAAATACAAGAAAGCTTTCTTTAGGAATGATGAAAATAGATACACAACATATCTAGAATCTGTCAATAAAGGAGAAGAAAAGATAAACACAAGAACTCTTTTCCCACACCAAATATACGAAAGAGCATCAGAAACAGGTTCAGATGAATTATGGAAAAACCTACCAGATTACACAAGAGGTAAAAATGGAATCGTTGTAGCTGACGTTTCAGGTTCAATGCAAGGACGACCAATGTCTGTATCAGTTTCACTAGCATTATACTTCGCAGAAAGAAATCAAGGCGCATTCCATAATCACTTCATTACATTCTCAGAAACACCAGAAATACAAGAAATAAAAGGAGAAACACTAGAAGAAAAGATAAAAATGATTGAAAAAACAGAATGGGGATACAACACAGATCTAAACAAAATATTCACAGTCTTACTAAACACAGCAGTTCAAAACAAAGTATCAGAAAAAGATATGCCAGAGACAATCTACATAATCTCTGATATGCAATTCGATCAAGCCTCACCGACAAGAACTTCCTACGAATTAATTCAAGACCAGTACAAAGAAGCTGGTTATAAAATTCCTAATGTGGTATTCTGGAATGTAGACGCAAGAAACACAAACATACCAACAACAGCAACAGAAAAGGGAGTTACCTTAGTATCAGGATTTTCACCTTCAACATTCAAAATTGCTGTAGAAAACAAAACTCCAGAAGAGGTAGTAGAAGATGTAATAAACAGTGAAAGATACAAAGACATCAAAATAGCATAGAATTAAAACCCACACAGCAAAAATTATAAAATTCAATTTGGTTTGAAAACAAGGGTCTTGCAAAACAAAAAAGGCTCGCACAGCAAAACACAATAAAAAATTATTTGGAATTTTCATCTGAGCCTTGTTAAAACAAATCAATAATGCACTAACAGCAATAAAAATTAATCTGCAAAATTAAAACGTGCATTGCAAGAATCAGCCTCATATGAGGCTGTTTTCTTTAACAAAAAAACAAATGCTAGGTCTAATTAAAATATTATTCATATCTTTTATTACAGGATTAATAGGAACTGCAATAATCATAGAGATAATAGATTGGATACAAAGAAAACCACTACAAAATAACAAAATAAATATGAAATACTTACCGGTCGATGTATGCATTCTTATTGAAAAATTCGACATAAACATACACCCAGAAAACTATTGGTATGAACACAGAACAAAAAATCGATTATACAAATATACAACAAACAAAAAAGAAACAGATACAATAGAAACAAAAAAATATTGTATAGCAATAACCGAAGAAGAATTGTTAAACAACTCAAAAAACATCGCAATAAAAGAAATTGAAGCTGAAAGTCCCAAAACAAACATAGAAAATCCATCAGAAAACACACAAACAATAATAGCAAGAAAAGAAGCAGATATTAAAAGAAAAATAAAAGAAACACTTTACTACGACAGAAACACAAGAAACGAAAAATACCAGAGAACAGAAGACTTTCTATCAAAAAAAATAAGTCAAATAAACCAAAACAAAAGATACTTTCAAAGTGGCCAAGAAGAAACACTAAGATACAAAAAAAGTGTTAATCAACAAATAGAAAGAGATTTCGAAACAGAAATGCTAAGAATAAAAAAAAAAGGCACTAGCCCAGTTATAGCACATCATTCACAAAATCAAAATATAACAAGAGAAGCCATGCAACAAGCATACCGAGCAATGACAGCTAGCGAAGTAAACCGAAACATAAACGGAGAATGGATATATCCACCTAATTTTGAAGATGAGAACTAAACAAAAAAATGACAACAAAAGAAAAACCTAAAAAAAAAGAAAATATATACAGAGGAGTTGTAAAAATAACAAAGTATTATTTTGCGGGAACAATAGCAAAAAACAAAGAAGAGGCCAGAATCTTATTACACAGAAGAACATACTCAGAAAATCCTGAAGAAAACCTAAAGGTGTATCACATAGGAGAAGACGACGAAGAATCTAGAGATTTTGACAATGAAGCAGAAATAATAGACAGCACAATAAAACTAATTAGAACAAGCTATATAAAAACAAAATAACCATGACACCTAGCGATTTTATAAGAGCCGCTATTGAAGGAGGATGGAAAATGACACCAAGAATCCAAGGAGCGATGTCAATGATATCACCGAACAAAGAAATGGCTCTACAAAACACAATCTCATGTCTAGCAATGTTCTACATAGAACTAATTCTATTAGACCCAGAAGCATGGGAAGCTGTAGGAAAAGAGAAAAAGTGGAAAATAGATATGTGCATAAACTGCGGAGAAACAGCAGAAAAATGCAAATGGAAAGAAGATTGTTTCCAAGAAGGTAGCGAAAGCATGTATAAAATGAAAGAAATGATTCCTTTTATACAAGAAAACCAAAAAATAGAAGATTACTTAATGCAAATATAACATGTCAAAAAAAGAAATTAAAAGCGAAATGTTCGTATGCATGTTTGATAAAACAAGATATGAAATAATGTCACTACTAATAAGTGGCGTTCCAGATCTAATCTATCAAGAAATTATTAAAGATACTGATATAAACGAATTCTTCGAAGAAATTAGCAAAAAAGGACACGAAAGAGGATGGTGTTTAGACCCTGAATGCAAAGAGCGCAAAGATTAATAACTAATCTGATGTGCAAATTCTAGGGCTTCAGAATTTTAAAGAGTTCGGAAGTATAAAACCCCACCCAGCGAAACGTAATCAAAGGCAGGTTAAATTAACGAAATGAAAGGGAAATCCTTCGGGAAAAACTGATGTAATAAAAACAGATGTAGCCAAGTTGGCGCACAAAGCAAAAAAGAAAGTCTGATCACTTTCTCAAGTAGCCTAGACAGAAGTAATAAAAGCACATTTCGTTCCTAGTTAAAATTAACGTGGAGCCCTAGAATTTGCACATCAATATTAAACAACAAAAAAATGATAAAAATTAAAAAAGACAAATTAAGATTTCTAACAAAAGTACAATTTGAAAGAATGGCAGGAGAAAACCAAGGACCAATGAAGGCACACGATTTCTTTAAAAAACAAAAAGTAAATCAAGCTGTATTCGTTCCAAAATCAGAATGGCCATACAAATCAAACCCCTCAGCGCATCTTGCTGATATGTCAAAAAGAACAGGTAAAAAATGGACAGAAAGAAAAATCGAAGGAGGATGGCTAGAACTAAGAATAAAATAACAATGAAAAAATTAGTAGCAATAACAAGTTCACAAAACAAAACGCAAGAATTCATAAACTCAGCATATATACGAGCGTTCGACACTGAAAAAACGCTACCAGTTATAATTCCTTGCTTAGTAGAAAAAGAAGGAGAAATGGCAACTGACGAAGAAGAAAAAAACACAAAAAAGAAAGCAGAAGAAATCGCCAAACAATATGATATGTTAGTTTTATCTGGAGGCGTAGATCTAAATCCAACATCATATGGAGAAGAAGTAGATGCATCAAATAGTTTTTCAGAAAACAGAGATACTTTCGAAAAAATACTAGCACTAGAATTCGTTAAACAAGAGAAACCAATATTCGGGATATGTAGAGGATTCCAACTATTAGGACAACTCGCAAATCTAAAAAACTTCAAACAAAGCATCTCATCAATAGAAAGCGGTCACGATGGAAGATACTCAGACATAAGTAATCGAAAGGAATCAATGCATTTTGTTGAAATATTTGGAAAATACAAAGATTTCTTAGAAGAAATATACAAAGAAAGAATAAGAACAGAAAAATACAAAGTAAACTCTTGGCACCACCAAGGATTTACAATACAAGAAGATGGAAAAAAAGTAAGAAGAGAATTATCAGAAGCTGTCAAAGAATATTCAGAAGGAACAGAAATAGAAATAATAATGGCAACACAACACCTTATTGAAGGATTTGAATCAGAAAAACTAAAAATAGTTGCTGTTCAATATCACCCAGAAGAATACAAAGACAGTCCAATCATCAAATATTTCATAGAAAAATATTTGACTAATTAAAAACAATATGTGGGAATGTCCAAATTGCGAGAACGAAGTATGCCAACTTAGATACAGCAGACCTGTTATAGGACACGAATACGGAAACTTCGATCTCCCATCACCTGGCTCAAATGCAAGAGGAAGAGCAATGTCACCAGAAGACATGGATAGTTTGGGAGACTATGAATCAGATAATGAAGAAACAAACTGGGACGGAAGCCCAGAATACGAATGTATGGAATGTGACAGAACTCTTTTTCTTAATGAACTAGTATGGAGAGATTCACCATCACTACCAGAAACTTTGACTGTTTCTGATCAACCAGCAAGACCGGGAGTTACATTTGCGCCAAGTGAAATACAAACAGGAAGAAACGGCATATTAACAGCCGGAGAAGGATGGGAAAGATCAATGGAAGAACCAACTAACATACTAGAAGAAGATGAAGAAGCCAGAGTAAACATCTCAAATAACCAAATAAGTAGTTTATTCTCAAACGAAAGAGGAGATGACACAACCGACACAACAATAATCTGCAAAGAATGCAAACATATCATCATTTGTGATGCAAGAGCAAATGAAGAAGAATATATTGAATGTGAAGAATGCCAAACACTAAACACCAAAAAAGAATACAGACAATTAATAGAACAAAGATTTTATTCAACAAATTAAAAATGACAACAAATAAAAAATTCAATTTTAAACTGGGAGCCGATCCAGAATTTGTATTAACAATACAGAAAAAAAAGATTGATGCACAGAGAACAATGAGTCTTATGTTAAAAAACAAAAAAGACTTTAGCCCATCAAGCCAAGGTTTTGACATAAAACAATTTGGAAACCTAGGATGGGACGGAGCATCATCAACAGCAGAAATTAGACCAAAGCCATCTAACACCCCAGAAGGAGTTGTTAGCAACATAGGAGGAATGTTAAAAGAATTCAGTAAATATAGTAGTTTATGTGACATGTCAACCCTATCAGAGCACAGCGCAGTAGGAGGACATATTCATCTTGAGGTACCAGATGGATATAAAAGAATAGACGGAGCATTAAAAAACACAATACAAAGACGATTATCTTCTTTCTATCTACCAATCCTAATTACAGAAAACAAAACAAATCTAAGCCTTCGAACAAAACAAGGATATGGAAAAATCAATGACATGAGATTAGAAGAAAAATTCACTCACCAAAATGGAAACCCAGGATACACAATAGAATTCAGATGCCCATCAGCAGAATGGTTAACAACACCAAAAATTGCAAACGCAACACTTGCATATATGGGAGTCGTATATCACGAAATAATGTTCAAACCAGAGACATTCAAAAAGTGTCATGACATTCTAATTAAAAGTGACAAACAAGGAGATGCACTACAAACACTAGCTCTAATGGAATTCAAATCATTGACAAAAACATTGATTAAAGACATTAAAAAAGAAATCCAAAAATTCGAAATGTACGATGCTTTCAAAGAAGAAATAGAATATATCTTTAATGCGAAACAGGTAGTTAAAGACAAAGAGAAAGCAGAATACAATATTGCACTAGGTTGGGAATTCAAAAATTCAAAAATACCAACAAAAAGAGAACTAACAACATCAACCAAAAAAGAAAAAGTAAAAAAGACAGAAATTGATATCGATTCTATTAAAGGAGCAATCAGTGTATTCTACAATCAAGACGAAAACGTAGGAATATTCTCAGATATTCTAAAAGACAAGATAGCAACTCATAATTGGAAAATAAAAAACAATTACTACATCTTTGGAATGAGAAAAGGAATAGAGAAAATAATCGCAAGAAACACAAAGGGACACCTACTAATAGGAAATTCAGTGATAAAAACACGATTAGACGAAGACTCAGCAAAAACACTATTCAAAAAGATGGAAAATAAATTTGCACAAACAGTAGGAATTCCAAGAAACGCATCTTTAAACTTCATCACAGGAAAAATTGAAGACGCAAGAGAAAAAACAATTCTTATAGGTATTCCATATGAAATGAGAACAAATCCAAAAACAAAAGAATTTATGGAAATAATCTGGAATCTAGAAAAAGGAAAAATTGAAAAAGCAAAAAGACTAATCAACGATACAAACCTACCACTTGCAAGACAAGGAAAGGTATACAAAGTATTAACAAGACAGGTCGAACAAAAAGAAGAAGTAGTGATAGATGAAGGATCAATAAGCCTAAATAATCACAAAAATGCAATCGAAAATACAATCGAAGAATTATCTCACGAAGAAGATCAAGAGGTAACATCTTACGTATTCTAATAACTAAAAATATGAAACAATGTGCGGACTAATAGGAGAATTCAACACTAAAACAAGCAAATCACAAAAAGGAAAAGACGCAAATGATTTCGTAATGAACCAATACCAAGACCAATATACGAGAGGAACAAGAGGTTTTGGAATAATACGAATAAACGAAAAAGGAAAAATAGAGACAGATAGAGCAACACAAGAAACAAAATTCTTAATCGATCTGACTCTTAAAAAGGCACCAATGATATTAGCGCATCACAGACAGCCAACATCAACAGATAACAAGATGAGACAGACTCACCCAATGTTCGTATCAAACAAAATCCTAAAGAAAGATTATCTCTTTATGCACAACGGAGTTGTAACCGGAATAACAGATATAAAGAAAAAACACGAAGAACTAGGATTCAAATACACAACAGAATGTGAACCAACATACACAGGAGAGTCAATTAAATGGAACGATACAGAAACACTAGCAATAGAGATGGTTCTATTTTTAGAAGGTAAAACAAAAGAAATAGAAACAACAAACAGAGCCGCATTTCTAATTGTCCAAATAAACAAAAAAACACAAAAAGCAGAAAAAGTATATTTCGGACAACACCAAAACGGAGATCTAAATATGGACAAGAAAAGCGGAACAATGAAGATATCAAGTGAAGGGATTGGAGAACAAGTAGAAGGAGAAAAACTATTCTCTTTCAACATCGGAGATAATAAAATGAAATTATCAAATATTGATCTAATATACAAAGAAGAAGAAAAAATAGTTACTAAGACAGAAACAGAAAAATCAAATTACACAGGAAACAATCTTCTTACAAATATTAAATCAAAAAAAGACAAAGACGAGGTCGAAATAGAAAATATGAGATCATGGGCACTACAAATGGATATGGAAAATGGAGGAACAGGAGAGACAGACGACGTAGACGACAAATATGTAGACAGAATAAGAACAGATTTTAGTGACAAAATAATAGCAGGAGGAACATCTCTAGAAATCATCGAAAAAACATATGCAGAAATGGAAGACCAAATTGACAAAGCTTCAGAAATAATCAGAGAATTCAGAGAAAAAATAATGCTAGATAAATACACAACGAAGGGAAAACTCCTAAACAAACTAGCAAAAATTGCAGACGCCATGCTCGCAATAGTAGACGAAGGAGAAATAGAATTCGACACAATAAGAGAACAAGAAATAGAGGAAGAAGAAGATGCCATAGAAGATGCAGGAATAGAAGAAGCATACTCAAGATACGGATACGATACAAATAAGGTAAGGGCGGGATACAAACTATCAGAACACGGATTCAGAGGACATATAAGTAAATATGGCCATGATGGAGTAAACGACTTCTAAAATGTATCCAACAAAAGAAGAAATTCTTAAAAAAAGACCTGCAATCAGAACAGACACAATAAATGTAATAAAAAAATGGAAATCAAAAAACTACAAAGGATGGAAAGATATTAAAAAAAGTGAAAAAAACAAAAGATTAAAAAAACTAATCAAATTAATATCAAAAGCTGAAAAGAAACCATCTCCAAAAATAAAATTTAGAGATATAGCCGCTTATAATCCAAAAAAGAAAACCATTATATTACAAACAAAAAAACCAAGCATAGTATCCACATTACATGAGTTAGGTCACCATATATTCGGCGCCAAAGAACTCACAACATGTAGATGGTCAATCTGGATATTCAAAGAAGTATTCACAAGAAGTTATGCACAACTATCGTGGGAAGGTCATTTATTAATTAAAAAATAAAAAACCATGAAAAACAAGGTAAATTCACCTTGAAAAGGTCGATAAGATTAATAATAACAAAAAAATGCAATTAAAAATACCGCCAGGATGCGAGATCATCAAAACAGATGACAATCAAATAAGAATCAAAATATGTAACACAAAGTTTTGGGTTATAGGAGAGAAAAACAAAAAAAGAAAATGGAACATGTACTTGGTGGATCCTTACACAAACTATAAAGAATTAATCTCAAAAGATAATTCAACAGAAAGTTTTGCAAGATTTTCAAGTATTGTATTAAAAACCCCATTTCCTTTAGAATGGAGAAAGAAAGAACCTTCAAATAAACAGGTTAAAAGATATATTAAAAAAATAACAAAATAAAAAAATGAGTAATAAAACAAACAAAACAGTAGACATAGAATCAGCAC